GGTGGAGGTGATAACACTGGTGGAGGTACCACTGGTGATAACACTGGTGGAGGTGATAACACTGGTGGAGGTACCACTGGTGATAACACTGGTGGAGGTACCACTGGTGATAACACTGGTGGAGGTGCAGATCCAGGAAAATGTTTTCTATCATCTATTAGAAATGAACAAATTGTTACACAAGAGTGGGTAACAGCTAATCTTGGAACCGGCTTTACCGTAGAAAATGGAGAACTTTGTACTAAAAATGATAAGGGTATAACAGTATGTAGTAAACAGGTATGTCCTTTTGGGTATTCATGGGAAAATGGAAATTGTGTGGAAATTAAAGATATAGGGGTTGGTGGTAGTCCACGCAGAGTGATAAAGAAATGTCAAACTATTATACGAGGTGTATGTATGGACGATGGAGTGTTTCCGTTAGTGAAACCATGGGAAACACTTTCTAAAAATATAAAGAAGAGAACTATAAATGGTGTTGAGTACGGTGTTCCAAAACTTGCATTGTACCATGGAGGTTTGGTAGGAGACGCCGCAAATGGAAAAAATTGCGGAATATACACTCAATATCTAAATGATATTATAGGATTTGTCAAGACCAAAAAAATTGATGTTGTTCTAGCTATTATGAACAGTTGGACTATTAGCCCAGATCAAGGTAAGTATGACTTTGGAGCTTATTGTGATCCGTCATTCTTGGCTACAAACTTCCTTAATAAATTACCTCAAGATGTAGAGGCGGGTTTAGTACCTTATGTTAGACCTAAGGATAGTGGATGGACATGGGATAGAACGTTACCAGGAGGTATTATAGATGATACAAAAGAGTTTAATACATTTGTAAAAGATGTATGCCAACTAACAAACCCTGTCGGAGAATGCCCAATAAATGTTCAAGATGACTGTAAGGCTTCTTGCCCAGCCTGTCCAAATTGTGATCCTGCATGTCTGGACAAAAACAAAACTTGTTCACAAATATGCTTTGAAGAATGCCCCCCTGGATGTCCAAATATCGCTTCTCAACTCATGAATTATGTTAAGAATGTCAATGATAATGTAACAACCGATCAGCCAAAACTAACATATATAGTATTTGATGGAGAGGATGCTGGACCATATAATAGTTCTATGGGGTTCTGTCAGTTACAAAATGCTAATATCTCTCAAGAAGCAGGAATAGAGCATATAGGTTTTGCAAAAGCTCTTAATTCAGGTGTAGAACAAGGGGGTGTTAATGATATTGTAATGCCTGAAACCTATTGGTATATGAACGAGTTATGGCCATGTGCTGGTAATGATTTTCAATTGGCGAATAAACCTGATGTTTGTGGAATCCAAAGTAGTTACAGAGATATGAAAAATAAACCACAAGAATTTTTAAATTTCTTAGAAATAAGTTCAGGAAGTCCATGTTTTACTAAAAAGGGAAAGGCGACAAAGGATATGTTAGGTGATATGGCTAAAAATATAAAAGCTAATCCTGGGAAAATATGGCCAATGTTTTCAATAGAAAATTTATCTATGAACGGAGACGCTCCAAATTGTTTAGCCAATAACTACTCTGGTCGTGGAACAATTACGAAAGAACAGGTGTGTGGTACATTTGACGGTTTTAGTTACTGGGAATGGGAAAAGTTTTTAGATTTTATGACCCTGTTTGCTAATAAATATCAGGTTACACAGGTTGGTATCTACGAATCTCAGTTTCTACCACCATCATGGTTGGAAACGGGACAATACACAAATGACTGTACACCTGCAAAATCAACGTGCTCAGTTACAAAAACAACAATAAATTGTACAGAAGATAAAAATTGCACATCACTTTTAACAGGATCCGAATGTGCCAATTTCACTGCAAAATGCCGAGACGATAATCATACATGTAAATTTACAGCAGATAAAACGACAATACCATCTTGCAAAACACCAGAATGCAATTTTACATATGGTTCTGGTCATTGTAAATCAACTGTTCCTCAAAATGTTACGCCAACTCCGGTTACACCAACTCCGGTTACACCAACTCCGGTTACACCACCGGTTACACCATCTGGTACATCTGGTACTTTAACAGGGGATTCTTGGACTGCTCACGATTTCTCGGGAGGGTCATGGCGTAGTCAAACCATCCAGTTAATTGTTGATGGTGGTTATAAAGATGGGCGCACTCTCTCATCTAACTGTGATACCGTTGAAAATACCGCTAAAGTGATTGGTAATATTTTTAGTGATGTAACTGTAACTGTTATCGGTGGTTTTTTGAAAATTACCTCTAAGACTACAGGTTCTGATAGTAGTGTTATGTTTGATTCTCTTAATTCAGGTGCTGATGTACGTGCATTGTTCGGTAAAACAACTTCCGTTTCTGGTGGGATGGGTAAAAACTGTTGCAATACAGATACAGACTGTGTAAAATGGGGAGGTAGTTATTGTATGGTAAAACCAGATAAAGATCCTCCTTTTTCTTGTCACAAAACATCAGGATGTACATCAAATAGTTATTAATCACGATTTACCACAACCAAGATCGTTAGATTCTGTAATATTATAACCGTTCAGACGAAAGGAGTCTCGTATATCCTCAACCATAAGAGTTTTTGTAGAATTAATAATGAAAGCTGTAGAAATAATTTTCTCAATTTCTTCCCCGATAGCTTCGTGTATAACAAGATAACAATCATCTGAGATTGTTTTAACCCCTGCTCGTCTAGCTAGACGAGAGATTGAGGGTTTTGTGATGTATTCCATTGTTTAGAAAGCCCTTTTTGACTCTTTTAAGTTAAACTTAAAAGATATATAATACTTCAATAAAAATGCTAAACAGAAAAAATTACGAACAATATCTCCCAAAACTCCTTAAACAAGTTTCTCCGACTAGTGGGATAACCTCTAATTCTAAGCAGCAGCTTGGAAGTGCGTTGTGTTATATTACCAGAATAATTAGCGATACAGTGTTTGAGTTGATATCAATAGCAAATAAGAGGACAATATCTGATAAAGAAATAATTAACAGTATTAATATTCTCTTTCCGAAGGAATTGGCTAAAACAGTGATAGATATGTGTAAACAGGCAATTGATAACTTTTCCAAGATAAATGCGATGGGTGTTACAAAGCAGGACAGAGCAGGTATTATTTTTCCACCATCTATAGCTGAAAAATATATTCGCAAGTTTGGTATGTCCAAGATATTTGTCAGTAATACGTCATCCATAACTCTTGTAGCTGCTATAGAATGTTTGGCTGGTGAAATATTGGAAAATGGGTCACTGTCAGCTAAACATAAGAAACGCGTGAGAATTACTATTAGGGATCTCGAGATTGGTGTTCGCACCGACAAAGATATAAATAAATTCTTTAATGACCACAAAATTTCATTTCTCGGAGGAGGTGTTATACCATATATTCACCCAAAACTTCTTGTAAATTCAATTTACCCCCGTAAAATCAAGAAACACAGACCGGGCGTTATATCAATAAGAAAAATTAAACGATCTCAAAAAACAAGTAACTGTTTAATTCTCTCAAAGTTACCGTTCGAGAGATACACTAGGGCTAAACTAAAAGAATCTCAACCAGAATACCAGAAACCCATCAAGGTAAGTAAGGCTGTATTTATATCACTGCAGCATTTTGTCGAACAAAGAATAATGTCGCTTCTCAAAAAAGCAGGTATGTTAGTCATACATGCCGGGAGAGTTAAACTTACACCTGCCGATATAAACCTTGTCATGTTGATAGAATCTAGTTCTAGACAAGAAGCTAGTAATTCTATGAACGACTTAGATGATTGGAAAGAGATTTAAAAGTATCCACTTAAGAAATCAAAAATGGCAAGTTTTAATACAAAAAAAAGTGGTTCACCAGAACCATCTCATATGGCAACTGGATTGTATGTTACATTAATGGAAACTAATGACAAAGAGTGTGAAAGTTGGTACTATTTTATCAGAAAATCGGGTAATGATGTAGCATTACATCATTTACAAAAACAGTTAAACGACGTTAGATGGAGATCGGCTGAAAACCTAAGCACATTTGATCTAGATTTGGATCACCCTGTTTCTGCAAAAACTGCAAAACAAATAACAAAATTAGAGTTAAATGTATATTTTAATAGGAAATTTGACGGTAAACTAAAAACCATAGATCTCGGTTTTCGCAGTCGGGACGACAATGATAAAAAAATGTGTAAAACTTTTGATTTACTTGGTTACGGACAGATCGAAGACTATATTAATGATGAGGATGTGGATCCTGAAGATTTAATAGATACCGAAAGACAACATTCATCTTCGGAGTCCGATTCCGATTCCGATTCTGATTCAGGGGATGATTCTGATAAATCTGAATCTAAATCTAGTTATCGTTCTCGTTCTCGTTCTGATTCACATTCTGGATCGGAATCCGGTATTCCACCATCTCTAAAACAATAATTTATTTATTTTGTCTCCAACAAGGATACAAAATTATTCATAAAATTACTTAAACTTTATATCCATGATTTCTACATTCATTAATTATAAACTCCTTGATATCTTTTAATTTTACAGTGTACGGAACATTAATAAGAGTAATTCCATGTTCTTTGCATATTCTCTGTTTCATGTCATCTCTATACTTTTGATTCAAGAAATGAGCTTTACTTTTTTGGAAGTACGGGGTGTAAATATAGTGCTGTATCCCATTATATTCCACAGCCAATTTCATCTGAGAATCGAAACAGTCCAATTCTAGATTAAAATTACCACCTGTTACAGGGTTGCGCAAGAAATCCGGTCTAGATGATGCAAACTTACGCTGAAATAAAGATTGAAGTACTCTACGACACTCTGCTTCACCCTTACTTTCTTTAGCACGACTACCTGTTGATATATTATTTTTCTTAGGAGTATATTTTGGGACATGTTTTGGTGCGGTGTAATATTTTCCTTTCTTTGAAAAAGTCCCTTTACTACCGCATAGTTTATTATATAATCCAGCTAAAATTATAAAACTAACACATATCCCAAGACAAAGTTCAAATCCTTTATTATTCCATAATTCTCTGATTTTACTTAGCATTTTATTATATAACCAGATTTTCTATACCATCTTTGTAAATTTATCAATAGAACGGAGTATGATTCCACCCAAGCTCTGTGAATAAATTCTGACACACTTCGTCGTGAAAGAATTTTCGATCTATGGTTTTTAGTATAATAAACTCCTCCTTCTTGCATGGGTGTTTATGGCGACGAAGAAGCTGATACAATACGTACTGAGTATTGATAAAGTTCTTTCGATCTATATGTTTGTACATTCTGTCATATAACTCTGTAAGAGCGTCAAAGTCCTCGAGTAATTGATCCTCAAGATGTGAGATATCATCTGGTTTTATACATGTTAATGTACAGTGAATAAGATGAACATTCTCGTAGTGATTAGAATATCCCAACTCTTTCAAAAACATAAGTATATGATTTTTTGTAATATTCTGAAATCTTATAGTATTACTTGTGCTTTTATCCCCTTCTAAAAGATGATGCAAGAAGAACTCTTTCTCCAGATCCTTGTAAACTTTGGGTATAATAGTACAGTTTTGTTTACCCTGGTACTGTTTGATACAATCTCTGAAATGAACCTTCCGATCGTACATGTACTTTGATGAAATATTGACTCTGTTAATGTCGTTATATGATGAATTATGTTTCATAATGTTTTGCTCAGCAAAACATGACATACATGTATATGTTGTCTTGTCAAGTATATCAAAATCCTTCCTGTTTCCACAATTTAAACAGACAACAGGTGGTTGTTTTTGTTTCTTTGTGTCAACTATGTTTATATATTTGGCTGCAACCGCCAAGTAAGATTTTATCAATGTTCTTTTCCTTTTACTTTTTTTTACAGCTCTCCCCATAAAGTTCATTTTTATGGGTATTTTGAGAATTTTTTTATACTCTTCTACCAAACTAGCACTGTTTGCTAAATAGAAATTATATTTTGTCTGGGTTTCTATCTCATTGATATAAGATTTAAGTCTTGCGTGTTCCACTGTAATACTCCTACGAAGACGAGTTGTTAAATTTGATGACTTTATAGTTGCATCCATATCTTTCAGTTGTTTTATGTATAAAGGAAGGTTATTATACTCGACCATAAACTGTTTACGAATAGCAATATCTATGCTTAAAAGATCTGGTTCTGACATATCCTTTTTCATCCTGGTTGTTGCGTTTAAATGATAGTGTTGAATATCGTGGTTCTCCTTAGTGTCTCTAGATGTGGTTACTAACAATATATGTCTCAAAAATGCTTATAAAACGGATTAAGAGATCGTATTAATAAAAGTTTTAGTGCATTTGGACGATTACATAAAAATTATACTCGATTGTGGGGAATTTTGATTGCTATGCATTTTAATCAAAATTATTAATTCTTTTTCTTATTTAAAAAATAAATATTGTTCTATTAATAAAATGTCCGGTATATCTACATCAAACATAACCTCAGGGTTTATCGATCTCGCAACTTTTGACGAGATTGAAAAGTATCTCTACGGTGGCCCCGAAGCCACCGCCTATTTCGTCCGTGAGACTCGTAAGTCCACTTGGTTTACACAAGTCCCAGTTGTCTTGTCTCGCGCTTCTGGTTCTCCTGCTTTCAACCAGGAATGGGCCGTCTCTATCTCCCGTGCTGGTGATTATCTTCTCCAAACATGGCTTCGTCTTACCACCCCAGAAGTTACTTTAGATACCAACGTATCAACAAAAACAACCGAAGGCACAACATGTGACACTCTTAGATGGACTCGTAATTTCATGCACAACATCATTCGTGAATGCTGCATTACTTTCAATGATCTTGTCGCCGCACGATTCGACAATTACCATCTTGACTTCTGGGCTGCCTTCACTGTCCCAGCAGGAAAAAGAACTGGATACGACAACATGATTGGTAATATTAGTAGTTTGACACAAGGTGTTGGCCCAAATAATGCAGATAATTCGTTCACTCTTGCAGCTCACACCCTCAATTTACCTCTCCCATTCTTCTACACTCGTGATAGTGGTGTTGCCCTCCCAACTGCCGCTCTTCCATACAACGAAATGCGAATTAACTTCTCCTTCCGTGACTGGAGAGATTTGCTTATCTTGTCGGCTGAGGCCGAACAAGTAGTTGATCAACGTGCAAACAGTATTGATTGGGCTAATGATTTAACCACTGGTGAACCAACCCTTGGTGCTACCCAAGTCTGGGCTGACTACGCAATTGTCTCCAATGATGAACGTAAACGTATGGCATGTGCCCCTCGTGATATCCTCATTGAACAAGTGCAAACAGCTCCTCGTCAATCATTCACACCAGCGACTAACGCGACTCAACATTTTGATATCCGCTTCTCACATGCGATCAAAGTATTGTTCTTCTCGGTTCGTAACAACACCCATAAATCTGAATGGTCTAATTACATGTCTCACTCTCCTTTTACCACAGGACATTCTACAGCCTTCGCTAAAGGTGCTTCAGCTGATCCTATCAAACAAACGTCTATTATCTATGAGAATACCAATCGTCTTGCACAAATGGGTTCTGATTACTTTTCGTTAGTCAATCCATACTTCCATGCCCCAGTTATCCCAGAAATCACAGGATACCACATGTACTCATACTCTCTCGACTTCATGTGCCTTGATCCAATGGGTTCTACCAATTACGGTAAATTGACCAATGTTTCTATTGTCCCAGAATGCTCACAAGCTGCTAAAGATGCCGCGGCACCGAACGCCGCACAACAAGCAATCAAAGACGGTGGTCATTTTGCTCAATCATTCGAGTTCATTGTCACGGCTGTCAATAACAACATTATCAGAATTTCTGGTGGTGCACTTGGTTTTCCAGTGTTGTAAATTTCTTATCATTTTTACATAATTTTATACTTTTATAAGTATAAAAATACCCAACATCATTCTTTTCGGCAAAACTTCATATATATTAATACACCCTCCAAAAGTATTACTGAACAACCGCTACTACATAATATCCAATCCATCTTTTCCACCGAATACGCTATCCAACACAATGAACTTACCCCTCTTAGAGTCATACTTAACCAGTGTAAATCACCGGTTTTACCAGTTTTATACGCTTTCCATATTTGTGGTGCAGAGGCTGAGCTTCCTGTAACAGCGGCACATATCCCCAACACAGTTTCAACATTCCCATTCATTTATACTATCAGTGTAATTATTTAAAACGATATTAAAGATTAACCATACCATAAAGTAATAGAATGAACGATAACAGCGAAGTAATCAGTAGACTAAAATTTATTAGTAAACTGAAGAAAGGTGAAAAAATAAACACTAGACATCTGTACGTGCAGGCAGACGGATGGGGAACGTCTTTTTCACGTACATTTTTATATCAAGATAACAGGGGGAATACCCTTAGCTTGGTTCAGCAGACCATAGCTCGTTCGTTCGAACTATTGGAATTATATGAAGGTTCAGATACAAAGGAGGATCAAATGCATTATCAACTATTAAACAAGGATTTGAGACAGGCCACAATTGGTTTAGTAAATCTCAAGTGCACTTACATCAAAGACACCAAATTTTGCTGTGATATGGACACTTTGCTTGAGGATATATATGCACGACTTGCAAGATTTGTTATTCCCCCGCTTACTGTAGAAGACGAAACGAACTAAAAATAAAAATGAATGATCTAAAAGAGTTAGCTCTTTTAGAATAAAAATGAGCACGAACAGTAGAAAAAAGATTATTTTAAAAACATTAAAAAGCCACAAGACAATCTGGCATCCAGAGTCAACATTAGTATATAAGTCGAGAAGAGAGAGAGTTGTTGTTGGTCGACTTGTCGATGGTGAAATCATCCCTCTTGACAGCGAAGCATTAGAACTTTGCGAAGAATGGGGAGCCAAGTTTCCACCCGATGAGTCTCTTATCGGTAACGAACAAGAGGAAGAACAAGAGGAAGAACAAGAGGAAGAACAAGAGGAGGAACAAGATTCAAATGAGGGAGAAGAAACTGAGTCAAACGAGGAGGAACAAGAGGAAGAACAAGATTCAAATGAGGGAGAAGAAACTGAGTCAAACGAGGAGGAACAAGAGGAACAAGAGGATGAACAAGAGGATGAACAAGAGGAACAAGAGGATGAACAAGAGGATGAACAAGAGGAACAAGAGGATGAACAAGAACAAGAGGATGAACAAGAGGAAGAACAAGAGGAAGAACAAGAGGAGGTAACCGAGTCAAATGAAAAGGGAGAAGAAACATCTGATACTGATCTTGGTATGAACAATTCCAACTACGAAGAATGTTTTAAGAGTTTTATAACAGAAGTTAGATCAATGACTAATAAAAATGAGTCCAGACTTTTAGCTGTATATACCGAACTGAAAACCAAGTCTGATAAAATCACTGTGTTAGAGGGAAATCTTAAGACACATATATCTGAGTTGATTGAGCTTAAAACCAAGTTGGTTGAGTCAGAACTTAAATATAAAGGAATTGCAAAGAAGTTTGAGGCGATGAAAAGTCTTTTTGCATAATATATATGTTTTTTGATATAAATAAAATATCAAAAATAATTGAGTACTGGGCGTAATGTAAGCTTAAATAGTTATATCCATGTATAAAATGGTATTTGTAGTATTTTACATTCAAACTGATATTCCAGAAAACTCCGAGGTGTTGGGTGTTTTTAATAATAAAAATGAAGCTGTTTCAGAACTTCTAGAAAGAGCAAACTATAGGGAAAAAAACGGTAAGTTAACCCAATATATGAAACCATGCGATGAGTATGAATCATACACTGTTCTTTATCAACTTGTCCAAAATAATATGGAACTTGTAGATGTTGATATATACAGAATAACAGAGCTACCTTTATAAATTTATTATCTAGGGTATAATCAAAAGATGGATTTTGAATTTATTGGTAAACTGATAATATTCGCGCTAACTTTTTATCTTCTTCTAAAATATATGGTTGAATGCAAAATTAACACGATTAACGTTGTGATTGTTTTTGGTTGTGTTGCATTTGGTATTATTGTATTATTCTTGTTGACAAATCAGCATAATATTACTAGATGTGGTGGTTGTCAACATTCGGTATGAGTTAATTATATGTAAGCATAATGCTTACATATTCAAGAAAGGGTACAATACACGAAGTATACTTTAATAACTTTCCCATTGAAAATGGTAGTCAAGCTCATCACAAAGTGATCGTAACCTAATGCCACCCATTAAGGATGACTGGAACCATGTCCAATATTCATATTCATAAGAACGAGTCATCTTTAAGTTATTATACTTATTGAGATGAAATACCATTACCACCATCATTTGCTAATAAATGTTCACCGTGATGAAAAGTTCCTCCAAAATCTTTTAACATTTCGATATTTTTCTCAATACTTTCAATGTCCCCACCGATTTGACTCAAAATCCCGTGTTGTAAATCGGCAACTGGATCGGCAGAAACCTGAAACCAACCGGTGTTACATGGTGCAATAAGGAGATCTCCGCGAATCATATCTCCTTGGCCTCTGGTTCGACTCTTACTTATTGCGTGTATTTGACGCTCATACATTACATGTTCAGTTTCCAGACCATCCGCTCCTAAAGTTGACATTGTACCTATAGGATTCAAACCAGCGGTTTCGTCTAAAATATCGTATAATTTTTCGTAGTTACCAGAGACATAACCTGGTGGAAGCATTAAATTATTGTTGAGATCATGAGCAGCTTCAGTCCGTGCATAAGCACCGATTGCTGGATTATTCATATTATTGATTAAAGGTTTGAATGATGGGTTGGAGATAACACTAGGTTTTACTACACCAGATTTTACTACACCAGTCGCTGCATTATGAGCGGTTAATTGTGAACGTGGATTAATTGCTGAACCTAACATAAATTTTTCGGTAATATTTCCCTCCGCGGGCGTGATATTACAAATCGTGACGACAGTTACAATCAGAGCTGCCAATGTACATAAGAATTTATTATCGAACATATTGTTTTTATTAAACAGAAAGAAAAAATTTTTAAATAAAACTCTTAATCTGTTCAAGAATATTCTCATATTCATGTATAAATTTTAATGCTAAAGGATTATTTTTATCCAAAACTGACATATCTTTTTCATAGACTTTTCGTGATAAATTACACAAAGTGTTTACATTGGCAGTGTTATTTTGCATATACAGAGGATTTATTGATATAAGAGGCCCAAGATTTTTTAGATAATGGTTTTTATCTTTGGTTTCGAGGTTGTATGGTCCTTTGCTGACAAGAATAAAGATTATAATTTCACGGTACGAAGACAAATCAACCGTGTTCTTGTTAAATGTTGACAGAATTTGACTAACACGTTCAGGAACAAGAAAAGTCTCTTGTGTATAAGGTGCTGGAATCAGACTAGAAAAATCACCATCTATTCTATACTCAATACGCTGTTCTATTGTTGTCTCGTCTAGCTTTATCAGTTTTGGTCTATACACTCTGTCAAGAAAAGATACGGAATCTTCATAAGCTTCTATGTAAGTATTACGAGACAGATTTGAAGTCTTATTCAAGAAGTCCATCATTTGCTTGTTAACTGTTTTGAGATTGTGGTGGAATGATTGAACAGTGTAATAAATTAATAGTAAATTATCAGGTTGAGGTATTGTACAATGTTTTAGACGGGAAAACACGTTAAAATAAGTTTGTGCTCGTTCTTCATCTGTGGAACTCAATATATACTCAAATATTTGCCTCGAATTCCCATGATCCATGAGAGAATTATAAACTGTTACTGTACCAATTTTAGCAAACTCTGAGATTTTATATCCTTCGTCTATGACATTTTTGTGTATATAGTTAAATAAATCTTTTGGCGTTTTTGATTCCATTTCGTGTTTGTTATCTGAGATTAGAGATGTATAAGACGTATGTGACGTTAGAAAACTTATAAGGCTTTCTTTTGTCTTAAATAAGTCTCTTCGATATTTGGTACCTGAAATAAAGTTCGCCATTATTAAAAGGAAAGAGTAATCTTTACCAGACAATTGTTGCTTATCTATGATTATCTTCAACGATTTGAGTAGAAGCATAAGTACATCCTGTACGATACTGACATTAAACATATTTATAAAACCATGATGTTCCCCCTCAACAATTACATGAGATTTTCCGTAGTCAATGATAACAGGTATAACTTTTGTCTTAATACGTATAACTTTCTCACCTATGACATATTCAATTTTAACATATTCCTTAACTCTGTAGAGTATTATATTCCATGGCAGAAGATCGTAATGAACAAGTGAACAATTTTGTTGAGCTGTCTGAATTGCAAGACATAACTGCAATATGATACCAACATACTCTTTGAAATTAAACATCTTTTTATCATTAAGATAATCAAACAAAGTTCTACCAGGTATAAACTCATTGATCACACTAACACCTCCTTCTCTGTCTGTGTATAAACCAAAAGTATATGCAAAATTTGGTATAAACTTAATCAAGTCATTAATAGCTTTTGTGCCAACAAATACTTCATGACTGTGTTCAAGTTTTTTATGAGAATCAGTTGTTCTTTTTATAACCACGCCAAACGGGTTCTTTTTACCGAGAGTATATTTCTTGATAACCCCCAGTTTGTTGGCGAAAATAGTACCACGTTCACGTAATACTTTCATCAGATTACCAGAGTCCTGTGCCATATTTAACACTTGATGTACACCCTGTAAAAGGCCATAACATCTTCCAGTATCTGGTATTTCATTTATATCTGAAATCCTCTTTGTTGTTTCTGGGAACGAAAGAGTCAACGACTTTAATTCTGACTCTATCTGGTGAGACAAAGGTGACCTAGTATTATACAAGTAAACTCCCATCTTCTCTTTCAGATCAACAAGTGTCTTTTGAAGATAGTCAAAAATACCATTCTCTTGAATGTATGTGTTAAAAAATACTGTCGCATTCTCGGCAATCTCTTTACACTTTTTATCACGATCACGACACCATTGTATTTGTGTTAACAAGTCTGACAAATCTTCTTTAACAGGTACAAAGTGTTCATACGGAACCAGCATATCAGAATACCACATCTTCCACTTTGATTTGGCTAAAAGTATTACAGAACCCATTCCAAGTTCCATAGAGAGACGAAATGCTGAAACGTGACCATCAACATTAACTATGTATTTATATGTAGACTGCTCAACTCTGGTAAGACTGTTCACAAGTCCAAAACCGATATTTGCGATATCAATACTCTGTAAATAAGGAGAGTTACTCAATTTACGAGGTCTTGCGTTCCACTTGGTTATTCCAGCATCCAACAAAGGGATTTCTCCTTCTTTAGTTTCTGTTGTTGCAGAAATGTATGCAAGTTTTAGACGAGGATTGGAGTCAACTGTTACACCGCAACCAGTACTGGCACCTCTAAAAACGGCTGTTGGCTTTTTATCTTCCCAAAGAGTATTAAACGTATCATTATAGCTACCACAACTTCCAGTAAAAAATCTACCTTTTTTACTTTGTGAGCGAGCCCAATCTTCATGAGTTGGTGACAAAACATCTGCATATTCATCTGTTTTACACATTGAAAGAATAGGGGCATATTTCTCATAATTATGAGAAACTAGGTCTTGGTCACCCCAAATACCTTTGTATGGCTCCTTACCATCACGAGTTATTATGGGAAAGTCTCGACGATTCATAAAAAACTCAATATCAGGTATTTCTCTGTTTTTGCATAGTTCTTCCAGCATATTTTGAATTGTACTTACATTAGTATCACCCTCATTAGTGAGTTGAGTTTCACTATCGACATCGTATCTGACAATACAATTATTAGAATACCATTCGTTCATGTTTTGGTTTACTTTTTTATATTTATACGTATAACCTTTACCTGTAATTGCTTTCAAAAAATAGTCAATGTCTGTCATTTGCCTCTTAAATTTGGAGTTTTCCTTAAATTTGGAGTTTCTCTTAAATTTGGGATCGATCATAACTTTTGAAGACCATTCATTTGTGAATTTCGACTTTGAGAAAGGGAGAAAAACCACAACTTTACCACCTTTAATCTTGACAAATATACCTTTTTTAAACTTATTAAAGATATAGCGAAATGTGTCGATGACAGCTGAAGCTGGGATATTCTTATTTTTGCCCCAATCTTCGAGTGATTTATCGGCAAAAAGATTTGCCGATAAATCAATATCTTTCTTCCGATTGTCACCATTGGTGGCGTCTCTATACTGTTCAAATTGATCTTCAGAACCAGCTGTAAAATGGTTTTGACGAAAATTTCTATAACGATAGTTGGTTTGTACTCTTCGGGCTTTATCCCGAACACATTCACGCCTGGACATATAGAAGTCTGAATTTTTACGATTTCGTAAAGATATTGTAGTTGTCATTTTATATTTTACTTATATTTTTAATACATATTAGTATTAAAATTCAATATTAGATTAATTGTGATTTTTTTTAATCTTCTTGATTAATAATTTTTTATGTTCTACTGAATCACCCTTCTGAGCATCAACAAGTCTATTGTAAGCTTTATGTGGATCATTTACTCCTAATTCCTCAAGGAGAGATACGACATCCCTCTCCTTGTCAGACTTTGACTTGGCCGGTCTACGCTCGCTCGTTTTTAGAACTATTGAGCGTCCTCCCCATTTAACTCCTGATGGAGCCTTAGTTTCTAAAAATAAACGAATTTGTTCCTCGAGGATTTTTACCCTTTTGCGTAATTCTCTATTCAGAGAATTATTACGTTTAATCTCTGCATTAATTTGGTCCATCTCATTGATAGTGGCTTTTATTGACATTTATTTCTTTTATATCGGAGTCTTTAAATTTAACATTTTCTCGTGTAATTATAAAGATGTTAAAATATAAAATTTTACGTTGGGATCCTGTTATGTTTGGTAACAGTAATAATAAGTATCCTTTAATAACAATTAAACCAGATGAAAAATTTCTTACATTTTCAAATGCAAATAAATCAAATGTTTCTTGTGAAATAACTGTTAATAATGTAACTCATACTTTTGACGGTGTTGTAAACAAGAGTTCTGATGTACCTAACTGTCGTCCTAATTACTTTGCTGCCACAGGGAATTATGTCATAACATTAAAGACAGAATGGAAAGGGTATCCAAAAAATTCAGATTTAAAAAATCTAGGAACTATTTCTTTCAGTCCTGTAATTGACGGAACAGTAAAGTTACAAACACCAGAATACAAAACCGTTTTGTCAAAATCTAGTGATTCGGATGTAAGTGAAGAAACAGCAGCTGTCCAAAAAAGTAATAGTGCGTTGGTTGTTTATGCGTTGGTTGTTTGTAGTTTGGTGGTTGTTTTTGTTATAGTTTTTTTGCTTTATAAATTCTTCAAATACTGGAAAAGCCTGGGTTATGTCAAACCCGACTACCGCGACGACTACCGATAATTAGGACAATACTTATTTCAATCGAAATAAGTATTTATTAAATTAGTGTTTTACCACTGTAAAGTCTGATTTATCAAATTCCAATGAAAACAGTTTCTTAAAGACTAATCGACAGTGCTTACTCAGTATAATATCACCGTTCTTGATACACTGATTTAGACAATCCAAAGCTATCCAACCAACACCGTTAACATCATTATCAGCTATATGTCTCTGGACATGGACTTCGTTTTCTTCTTTTTCAATGTAGAAATATATGGCTCGATTTGACAAATTTACAGCTTTTGTAAATTCGTCAGCATGAATTACAAGTCCTGTTTCTTCTTTTACTTCTCTTACAGCACATTTCCGTCGACTTTCTCCGTATTTTAGAGTCCCCTTTGGAGGCCCCCATAAATGTCCTCTGGATTGAACCAAAAGTACTTTTTTCTTACCAGGATCAAATAATACAACTCCCGCTTTGCGAAAGTTAGTATGTACGTGGTCATTTTTTTCCGTGTATGGATCTATTTCAAGTGTACAACAACTATTGGGACATTTGAAACTCATCTTTTTTTATTAGCTGCTATTCGCTTAAATATGAACTTGTAAATGATGTACTCGAAGGGGGTCTGTTCTTCCTATCCTCTCCGCTCTTCCTATAATTTGACTGGTACTACTTTTATTCATTTTATGATACATAATCAAGTCTGTTGTCTCTTGTAAATTAATACCCGCGCTGTTGAAACTGGAGTTGAGAAAAATTACCTGTGTATCACCTGTCTTAAACTTATTTATATTTTTCTGACGAGTTGCACTAGTTCCTCTCATTAAAGTATAAGTGATCTTGTGTTCCTTAAGAGCTCTACAAATAGGTTCAAATGTTGCGTCGTATGTTGAGAATATTAAAAATTTACCGTTCTTATTATTTTTTATCAAGTCAAGTACTTTTTCTATTTTAGTATGTGGTACGATCTCTGTTTTGGTCTCTGTTGTTTGAGTCTCCGTTGTGGTCTTATCACTTATGTAAACCAGGTCTTTCAGCGCAATATCAGCTCTACATGTTGGGCATGATTTCTTGATTTTTAGCCACGAAAACAAGCACTCTCCGCAAAACATATTTTGACAGGAAGGGTCCAATACTGGATCTGTCATAGTTTCATGACATATAAGACACGGAGCTGACAACATTCTCTGAAATCTTGAGGCCAACTCTGTCAGCTGTATTTCAATGTGTTTTTTCTTAACATTCCAAGATTCTATTTTCTCTGGTTCGTCTCTAAGAGTATACAGTCTAATCTTGTGACTTGCCTCTTCCAACTCCTCAAGTTTCTTTTTTCTTACCAGTTCGGCTATATTTTTGGTTTTACGTCCTCCTAGAGCAGATATTGCACCCTCTATATTACCGGCCTCTATCATTATCATAACAGTTGGGTTTACCAGACCTGTTACTGTATTAGATAAAGGTTGAAAACAGTTGTGGTAGTAATGTTCACTTTCTGGAATTATGAACGAAGATTTAACAAACGCCTCCTCATTTTTTATTATCAAGTCCCCAAATTGAACATCGAAGTCGCACCAATTATTATCTATAATTTTTTTCATAAAACTTCCTCTGCAGTTTCTGTGATAAACAGCTATAGCATTTGGAGTCGCAGTCACAAACCAGTAAAAACCGGCAACAATCTCCTTCATCCCAGATACCCTAGAATGACCGGGTTCATCAAATATAAATCTCTTCCATGCATATTGACAGTGAGATCTGACTAAATAGTTATACATTGAAGTGGTAACAAGAACCACATCGCATTCTGACACTTCGATATTATCAACATCCTTCTTATTAACAACTGTGCCCACAGAAAGATTTGTATGTTCCAACTCATTTTTCCATTGATCAATGATAGAAGTAGAAACTAATACCAGAGTTGTTGGAACCTTTGTATATCTGTTTATTGTTCTAGTTCTTACTAATCCAGCTGACTCTGTCTTAATATCTTCCCATGTGTACGGAAGATTCATATCCCACTCCATTTTATCTCTTAATATAAGGCCAATCATAGACAGTGTTTTTCCATATCCTGTCTGGTCGGCATTAATACCCAACCTAGTCTGTGTTCTTGTAGAAGTACGAAGGGGTGATTCTCGTTCCACTTTTTTCTCTCTTTCCAATTTCTCCATCCTGTATATACTTGTTAATTGATGTGGAAACAACTTTGTTCCGATGTTCTTCGGTTGTGATACCATTCTGTTTGTCATTTATCTTATGAATATTATTTAATAAACCATAATTGAAGCCAATAAAGTATTCCCCCATCTAGCAGCTCTGTCATTGTGTATCTTATTCTCCTTGTAAAAGATAAAAATATCAGAGTTATTAAATCTTTTTATCCATTCAGAATAATTTTTTTCAAGATTTAACTCAAGTATTGCATGCATTATTAATATATATGGTTCAATAAGTTTTTGGTACTCTAACAATTCTGTAAAATCATTGTTAAGTTTCTCCTTAATACTTGAATTTCTGTATCTTAAAGGTAATTCTAATAGTTTATGTCTTGACGAGAAAAGAGTGGATTTGTCTGGAAGTATTAAGTTAAACACGTTATTTAACGATTCCACGTTATACTTTCCCTTTAATAAGTTTTTGTTCGTTGTCAGACTCGTGTGGCAAAACTGTGACAAAAGAGCTGTATACTCTTTGTTAATATATGATATCATCATCATAGGGGTAAGACTTGCGGCCTTTGACGATATTAACTTGGAACAGAACTCTTTGTTTACAATTCTAATCTCTTCGTCACTGTGTACATACGAAGGTTCGTGCTGTGAAAAAAACTTAAATAATTTAAGTATACCATTTCTTGTGCTTGAATTACTTGCACTGCAATACGAAGATACCATAAGCCTGTACATATCATGACCAGGCATCACAAAATAGAATACGCCTGAATTTGTATAATCATAACTACCGACACACCGTCCGTCGACAGCAACAGTTGTTGTTCCAAAGTCGATAATAACAGGTAAATATTTCGAATTTATTGTATAAGTTGTATTGTCAACAATGACGCTATAGCCGTGTTTTAACTGATCTCTTATCATCACGTTTTTAACGTGTAAATCGTAATGTGTAAAATTTGCTTTTCTTTGGGCAATCTCAAGTGCAAGCATGAGTTGAAAGAAAACTCTCAGCCATGTATGGAATTCCATGCCATCTTTCAGCATTTCTGAAAGACTTATTCCGTTTACTTTTGAGTATACTATACCAACATCTGGGATAAGCCCTAAAGTTTTGACAAAACAGGGTATAATTTCACTCAGTTTATTAATAGTTTTGTATCCAATTACATACTCTCTGATCGTTTGCTCACCTTCATAATCTTTAACAAAAACATTTGTATCATGTTTCAGAGTTGTATATTTTTTTATACTATCTAGTTGTTTCATTAAAAACTCTTGCTGAGAATACTCCATTTTCTTATTCGTGTGAAAAATAAGAAATAAATAAAAATTATTTATATTTTGATGAATTATTAAATCTACCCTGCATTGATTCTGATACCGATTTTGACATTTTTGATTTTCGTGTTGTAAAAGATTCTCTAACATTCTGCATACGTCCAACCATTGGTTTACTTGATTGATTGTGGAATCCTCCTCTGTTCGATCTTGGTGGTAAATATGCCTCTCTTTTTGTAGTATCTTGGTCTCGTCTGTCTACCTTAACCGGAACTGAAATAGAAACATTTGGTCTTTTCATAACAAGATTTGGGACAACACTGCCTTCGTGAGGATTGAGATATTTAGATCTATCACTGATATTTACTGTTATTTCATGATCTGGAACATTACGCTTCAAATTTATTTCATCGTGAATATAATCATTCTTTTCGTAACCACTTGTTGGTGCAGTAATGTCGGTTGTTCTGATCTCTTGAACAGGCATTTGAATATCTAAAATATCTTCAATATTACTGTAAAATTTTTGAGTGGAGAAGTTAGTGGTTGCCGAAGCACCACTTGTGTCTTGAATATTATTATCTACGTACTTATCACTTGTATTTACTTGTTTTCCAGGTTGTATTGGGTTAGCAGTAGCAAAAGCGTGAAATGGTTGTTCGTAAATTTGATTATTTATTTTCCCCATATATTGTTCTGTAAGGTCTCGAGTTCTTACACCAGAATTTGCAGACACTGTGAGAGGGTTTTGAATATGTGTCACTGTATTTGACGGCTTGGTGAGAGGTGTTTGTACAATATATCTAGCAGTCGGTCGTACACATGTTTTTATGGTTGACGTTTTAACCTCTCGAGTTTTTTCAGCTGTTGTAGCTGTCCAAGCTTTCTTAGAATAATCTGCAAAACCTGGCAGAGTATTTGCTGATGTTAATAAACGAGGTAACCGTGACAAAGGTAATAAATCTTGTTGTGTTCTGACTGGTGGTCGAAAGACCTGGTCTTTCATAATTGTATGACGAAGCTTTGGAGCACTACCAGCGCCAAGTCCTGAGATTGACTGACCCAATCCGGTTAAACCTCCACTTCCACCTCCGTTATTTCCATTATTATCATACGAAACACTTACAGAAGGATTAACACCTCGTGCATATACTTGGATAGCCTCTGAATTTCTATTTTCACTCTGGTCTATCATTTCAGTGACAGAACTAGTCTGTCCTACTCTATTTTTCCTTCTTGTTGTAATTGATTTTGGTGGATCCCTGAGTATATTCATATTGTTACCCCATCCTTCGACAGAAGGTAGGGTCGCTTTACCGTAATTAGTAATTCCTGAGTATGTAAATGCCATTTTTTATTTATTAGAGGTATTTTTATTTAAATGTATAATAATTTTTGATTAATTCCATAATAAAATGTTGACAGTAATAAAAAAATGACTATTAACTCGAAAGGAATTAATGAACGATTACGTGTATGGAACGGATCAATGGAAAAGACCGCTGGAGGTCTCCGAAAATGTGACTTGAAAAAGAACAAACGTGGTCTTATTGTGAGTAAAAGAGCTTCAGCTGCTGCAAAGAAAAGATGGAAAAGCAAAAACTTTTCTCATGTGAGGGAACTTTTCAGAGAGAACGAATACGAATAATTTTATTATATCAATAATAATAAAAATGCCATATAAGCTGAATAAAAACTCATGGTCTACTGGTGTTGTTGAAAAATACGAACCACCTGTGACTTTACCATTAAATAAGTGGAAAAAATATATATCCGGTGGTAAACATATAATGTATGGGTCTGGTGGAGTTATACCAGGTGGAATAATAACCACTGCGTTTGGTAATTCCGGAGCTGTTTACAAAGGAAATGTTAGACATAGATACTAAAAAAAATATTTGGTTAATAATAAATGGCAAGAAGTAAAAAAACTATGTTAATATTCGTTATAGTAATCACTGTTTTTTCAATTATTCATATACTACTCTCATACTTTGGTATAATACGCTATCTTACAATTCATGCTAGTGGAAATCAAAGCTATATGAAAAATTACAGTAAATTACCCGAGTGTGTTAAAGATAAAAGAACTGTTTTAAGTTTTTCACTTGAACCTTCTGACATTGACAAAATCAAACCAATGTTAAACTCTGTACTTGATCAAACAGTCAAAGTTGATGCGATATTTGCGACTGTAAAACAGGGAAATGAGGATCTGATACCTGAATGGATAAAAAAGATAGCGGTTATCCTCCCTTCAGGAAAAGATTATGGTGATTGTAATAATATTGTTCCCATATTACTAAGAGAGAAAGAAAGCGATACAATTATTATCACAATACAGAATGATATGGTTTATGGAAAAGATTTTATCGAGTCCATTGTTGATGAAAGTATAGCCAGACCAAACTCAAGTATTCAAGATACAAAAGGTACATCTTTGCTAACAAGACCTGATCTTTGTAGTGGTGTCTCGGATTGCTGTAGTAAAGAATATACTAAAAAGTTATTTATGCAGAAAGTGGACAACCTGTATACTATAGACTACAATGAGAATTATAAAAGACTCTGAATTTCTATTTGATATTTTTCAAATAGAATTGATGTAAGACGATACTCTAGTTAGAGTAAACGTTTATGTTTGATTTCTTCCTCTTCCTCCTCTTCGTCATCATCCACCTCACCGGTAATAAACTCCTTGAGAAGTTTTTCAATATTAATTAATCGTTTCTCCATATCTATGAGACGTTTAGTGAGACGTTTAGTGTCATCGCTTGTCCCACCACCACTTGCTTTTTTGTAACCACCGCCACCACTTGCCACAGTTTTACAACCTGACTCAACCCAGTTGTCCAACTCTTTACGTTTAGCAGTCCAAAATAACCAAGCTCCAAATTTTTCTTGTGTTTTCTTATCTGTCAACCGTTCTGCCCATTTACCTCCCAAAGATGACAATGATTCCCGATGAGGGCGTGTATCACCTCGCACGATAAATGATTTTTCGCTATATTTTTCGATATATACTTTATTTTGTGAAATAGAAGTCATGATTTGATAACTTACTCAAAAGTTATCAAACAATTCATTTTTAATTTATCACTCTCCGAGCGTACTGTATACTTGAGGTTGTGCATTCTTCTTATTCATAAACTTATACGCTCCGAATCCCAATAACCCAACTACCACAAGAACTCCCAATACAATAAGAACTATTTGCAGTACTGAAAGTCCAGATTTTACAGGATCTGCTGATTTAACAATAGCATTTCTAATCGCCTTTTTAACAACTTCATTTGTGATATCTTTATCTGGAATACAATCTGCTACACCCGGTATGGTGGTGATGTCAAAATAATTAGGTATTTTTCTGTAATCACCACCAAAATGGGTCTTTATAAGTGCAGACATGCAATTAGCCTGATCGAGCGTTATAGGAAACCCTGATTGAACCAGTTCATCGTGTAAAGCGGATGAGAAATTAGATGACCATGGTGGAGTAGTGTTATTTTTAACCCATGTATTACAAGCTTCCAGAGCGACCTGACCAGCATCGGTTGTGTAGCAAGTACCTGTTGGCATTCCGGTACAATTAGTACCGAAACATGGATTAGCTAATGTACATTCTGAAAGGTTTGTTGCAGTCGCCTTTTCATTTGCACAACCAAGAGTATTGCTGCCGTATTCAATTGAGCTGTTTCCTATCATATCACAGTCACCATAATCTGAAGGTGCATATCTGTAACATGTTGCTGTATCTACGGGACTGTCACTCCTTTCTGATTGTGACGGTACACATTCACCACCTTCATTATACATACATTGACAGCATACCCCTTGACATGATTCACCGCCACAATTTTGACACGATTCACAATCCATAACTGATTTGACATAAGCTGCGTTACCTCCTGTATTTACCAGGCCTCCTGCACCTCCTGTATTTACTGATGGTGCATCGTCTACACCAGGTATATACGTTCGATTGTTCGAGTCATCGTATTTTCCAGAATAAGAATTTGTTCCCGAGCACTTCGTGATACATGCATCATGCCAATGCATGGAGAGATTTTCACCTGTCTTAGCCGCTGCTGCTACTTTTGCATTCTTTGTTGTTTCGCAACAATCAGTACATGTCGATGTGTCACCGCCATATTGACAGTTGTATTCTCCTTTCATGAATCCCTCGGTTGTCATACCAAGCTTTTCCAAAAGAGAAGGAGCATCTTGTGGGCATCCAGCAGTTTCCTCACCTGTTATTAAGGAAATAAAATGAGGTACACCATTTGTTGTAACACCGTCACCGACGGCTAGTTTTGCCTGTTTTACAAGTATCAAACCAGAAGCAATCTCATCTTCAAGTATTTTTTTCGCTTTTGTACAATATCCACACCAGTCTTCGATATATATAACAATGGCCGCTTCCTGGTTAGAAGAGGGTGTATCAGAAACAAGTCCCAATTTTTCAAGAAGGGTTTCGTATGATGGTACACCTCCCATATGAGTTTTACCATCGCATTCGAATGCTGGAAAACCTTGAAATTTTCCGTTTGCCTCACTGGCATCCTTTTTTATAATTTTACCTGAGTCAATTTGTTCTTTAAGTGCATTTTCTGCTGCGACGCAGTGTCCGCAGCGAGCACCCATTGAATAAAATATTATTACATTCATTTATATAGTGGCAAGATTTTTAAAGGTTTAACCTTTAAAAAAATCTATTTGAGTTTTAATATTTTAAAACTGTTCTGTAAAAGTACAACTTGTCTATATGCGTCGTGTAAAGCATGATGTGCTAACTCAACTGGAACATCGTTTATATGAACACCAGCAATATCGTAAATAGTGCGAGTATCTCTGGTATTCCAGAATTTCCACGGTGGGTGTATATCACATGCTTTATAGGCGGAATTTAACACCACACAGTCAAAATCGTCACCGTGTGCCCATATATAACTGGAACCACCAAACCACTCCACAAATTCGCAAAGAGCTTGGTGAATTCCTACACGGTCTTTATTAATAAATACCTCATGTTTGGCAGCCTTTGACTGAGAATCCCACCACCCCTTCGTATCCTTACTTGTATGTAAGCCAACCTCCTCGCAACTACCCAATTCTATTCGACGATAAAAGGTATTGCACATATGTAGGTCCGGTATTCTATTCATACGATCAAACTTTACAGCTCCAATCGTTAATATAACAGCATTTGAATCTGTACTTAAAGTTTCTAGATCTAACATGACATTTGACATTTTATATAATTCAATTTTCCTCTATAAACCTTCTCACATTTTCCCATGGCACATCTGTATTGAAATGACTCCCCGTTGTTGGAATATGAACCGTTGAGTACTGGATTAGGTTTGTAATAGAGTCGTATGGTATAATCTCGTCGGTTTGACTATGAATTAATAAAGATTTACCTTTGTACCCAGGTAAATAATCCATTATCTTAAAGTCTTGAAAAAAGATTTGTGCATATCTCAGCGGATTTGTGAGAATTGACGCTATACTTGGGAAAGGTGACACTAATATAACTGTCGGTATGCTGTATCTTCGTGCAACATAAGTTGCAATTGTGGCTCCTAGTCCATAACCATATACAATAATATCCTCAGGTTGATAGGACTGTCTAAGAAATGCAACCATATAGGAAGCGTCATCGTATAATTGCTGCTCACTTGGAATCCCCCAACTCTTGCCAAAACCGGAATAATCAAAAGTACAGACTTGATACCCAAGTGCGTGCATATTTTTCATTATTTCAGATGAATGGCTCATATTCCCTTGATTACTGTTACATATTAGCACAACTTTACCAAGTTGTGCTGGTTCACTTATCCAACCATTAAGATGACCCTTAGTTATCACTTTGTATGTTTCTTGAACACCAAACATTACAGAATCTGGGCGAAAGTATACAAATCTTTTGGTTATTAACACGGTACTAATTAAAATCACAACTAGAGAGATTCCGATTTTCCATGCAAGTTCTTGTTGTTTTTTATCCATTTTGGATAAAAAGATTATTACTTTAAGTATGTCCGGAAAAAACTTATCGTTCTGTCGAAAAGAAATTTATTCTGTTAGTCTTGATTCTTGAGGGTAAAAGCTTGTAATCTTTGACAAATCTTATACTTTTATCCATGGTAACTATAAGCCCCGGTACAATATCAATTGCATCCACACCGATTAATTTCAATTCTTCCACCACTGCTAATGGAATTGATGGCAAAGTTTTATTATCTTTACCACCTGCTTCACTCTCATCTTCACTCTCATCTTCACTCTCATCTTCACTTGATTCATATTCTCCAATCTCACCGTCGTTCATACCCGGCATCATCTCATTAATTTCAGATTTCTTTCTATATATCTTCTTCTTCTTTCCCTTTCTTTTGAATATATCAGTGTCATTACCTTCAGCCTTCTTCGACATAGCTAATGTTTCGTAATCTATCTGTTTATTGACAAGTTTAATATCATCTATAACACTTTTGATTATAGTTTTACTATACCCAAATGCTTTCAGATCTTCTTTTACCTTTTCTATGTAATTAATATCGACTTCTGGTTTATGAGTTACAATACCGCTTTTCTTCAATCTTAAAGCTCTCTGCTCATTCAGACTGTTTATGTTCAGTAAAATTGTTGTGGCTGCATCAAAATCAACGACCTGAACACCCTTATTTTTTCCATATTTCTTGTCTAGTATAATAACACCTTTAAGTATATTGAGAATTGCACCTAAAATACAATTATCCTCTGGATCTTGTATAATTTCCTTGCATTTTCTTCTTTTCGATACAAGACCCTCGATTTGCCCAAGAGTTGTAACTATATTTATACTTGTTGGACTGACCAATAATTCTATCAAATAATATATTATTACGGCTATTCTTTTCCAGAGTATATCTATCACTTTGTTTGACATATTTTTACATCCGTGGTAATCTGTTACCATATTTTTAAATATTTCTGGTGCTTCAACTTTTATCTTGTCAGTCGCTGCAAAAATATGAGAACAAGGCAAATAAATTTTATCTAGAACAGTTGTGACAAAATCTATTTCTTTCTCGTCTATTTCTTCATCTTTTGAATACAGATGCTTTTCATTGTCATTTTCCTCGTCATCAGATGAACTATCATCACCAAAAGCGCCAAGTAATAAATTTTCCTCTGAAGTTGGATTAGTTTTTCCTTTCCTTGTATAATGAGAAAAAATATGTTTATTGGTATCGTCTTGAGTTTTTACATCGTCAATCAGTATTGCATGTTTTATATACATATAATCTTTCATTGTTACTATAATATTGCACATATCATGAGTTTTCATTCTAAACCATCCACGAAGAAATTTATTGTCAAATACCTTGGTAATATCGTCTGTTGAAAGTTGATCAATCTTCTCACCCTTACGAGCTTCCTTCCATATTTCTCGTATTTTTTCCAATACTTTCCCAACAAAGTTAAACCCTCTACCATCAGCTCCTGAACCTAAAACATCGTCTCTTCTGTCTTCCCATAAAATACGTTTATTCTCAGTTGAAATAAGTTCGTTCTGACTCTCTCTACTTTTATTAAACTTGAAGTATAAAGCTGTTTTTGTGTATATTTTAATCTCTTCATTGTAAGAATGATCTTTGAGACGATCTACAACTTCCTCTATTTCCTTAATAGTTTTAAACTCGTTATTACCTGTTGTAAGCATGTCATAAGCTTTATCGACACCGATTCTCTTCAGTTTTTTACTTTTATCCGTAACGTCGTATAATACTGATAAATTCATAGTAAATAAATAATGAGTGATAGATGGGTATTTATGATTGGCAATATCTATATCTTCTTTATGAAGAGGTGAAAAAACATCATACATATTATTACCAGTGTTTACATATATATCAACTGTTTCACCGTTAACATTCTTAATAACATTTTGTAAAATCGGCTTTTTATTAGCATCAAACGACTTTTTAATAGCATCCGACAATAAACCAGCAGTTTCTATATCCTTAGGAGCTGGTACTTTCTTTTTAGCATCGTCTATTAAGTCTGATAAACTGGCTGATAACATGCCTTTATTATACATATCCCACACACGTTTCTGTAATTTTGTCAAATCATTTTGGTCAAGAGTAACTAGTTGCTGATTTCGAGCTTCTTCATATCTTTCAGGTTTTATATTAGGGAATTGTTTACGTAATAAGTAATCCATATACATACCAAGTACCAATTTTTTCTCATTTCTCACTAGTTGTTCAGCTAGTTTCCCCAAATTATCACCTCTAACAAGTACAGAAAGGGAATTTGGCTTGAAAATTGATATAATTACATTTATGTCTATCCACGATTTTTCACCTCTAAGCTTTTCAAAAGAATAATTCTCCGCCCTTATTTCTTCCAAGCATTCCCCACCTACATCGTCATCTTGATTAACCTTAGCAGTTTGTAAATTCTTTATAATTTTATTTATCCCTGTTATTATAAGATCTTTGTAAAAAGTATTACCAATAGCAACATTGTCGTTTTTCATTTTTTCTAAAACTTCTGTTGAGGTCATACCTTCGTAATCATTTAAATCGTTACCAGTCATCAATAACTTTGTTAAGTTTGTGTAAGCCACATATGTATTGTATTTTTTTGTGTTCATTTTTTCCATATTCTCATTTCTAATCTGTTGAGATTTGGCTCCACTAAACCGAACTCTCATTTCCTGGAGAACTTTACCAAATACATTTTTCCCATTACCATCTAACCCAATCCCAAGAATGTTATTATCGCTAATATATCTAACAGGTCTATTACCTGTTGAAAGAAGAATTTTTGTTAATTCATCTGAATTTGAAATTTTAGACTCAAGTGCTATGTCTAAATGAGTGTTAATAAAGTCCATATTTTCTTTTTCGCGGAATTCTTCATATTGGTCTGGTAATGATAAATTTGCAAAAGTACATCCAGCGTTTTCACACATAGTTTTCAGAGATTCTCGGGGTGTTTTACTACATTTCCCTTGTGAGCCAATTATTGATCTACAGTTAGCAGAACCTACACATTTTCCGTGAGTTTTCGCGTTACTCATTAAACTACGGGGCATTGCTGTTCTTAACATATTGGAATAAATATAATTAGTTACAGATCTATACTTAATCCCGTCAATAGTCATTTCTTGAGGGAAATTATTACTCAATCTAGGTAAAGAATTTTTGCGATTGTTGTATATCTTGATCGTTGTCATTTTGTTAAGAGTAAATATTATATAGACCGAAAATATAATATTTAAGTAATGATTTAAATAAAAGCACCGTCTGGATAAATGAGTGGTCTACTGTTCTTAACATCTGATGACTTTCAACTACAAAAAGCATCAAGCAAGGGAAATATTATGTGTACTTCTATACCTGCTTTTTCCTTAATTCTCTTCTATTCAACACAGTGCGTGCATTGTAAAGCGTTAATTCCCATTTTCAAAAATCTCCCTGGTAAAGTTGGTGGTTGCCAGTTTGGTATGATTAACGTAAGTCATAATAAAAAATGCGTATTAATGTCGCGTCAAACAATAGCACCAATTAAAGTTGTTCCGTATATTATTCTTCATGTTAATGGGAAACCTTACATGAGATACAAAGGTCCTCACCATGCAGGTGAAATTTCAAGATTTATTGTAGAAGTATCGCAATCTATCCAAAGCGACAAGAAAAATCAAAAAATTGAAAAGAAGATAGTGAAAGATCCAAAAGGTGGTATACCAGCATATACAATAGGTAAACCATTGTGTGGAACAGAGGACGATGTTTGTTATTTAGAATTCAACACAGCGTATGGCAAAAAGCAACAGGAACGTAGGAAAGTTGCAAGAAGTTTACCATCTGCATCTGGGATGGGTAGGTAATATTTTGAAATTGAGTTTTGATGAAAAACGAATATAATAAAATAAAAATGAGTGGTTTTCCTTTGTATGACAATCTAATAAAAGATCTTCCTAAGAAAGATCTATCTGTTGCTGAAAAAGAACAGTTTATATTGAATATTGATAATATCGATCTCAACGGTCGACAACTATTATATACACTTATCGTTGTTTTCAGTCAAAATAACATGATGCATTCAACAGATGAAGTTCCTTACAAAGGTGCTAAAGAAGAGACAAAGAAAGGTGTTTATAATTTTTCATGGGTGTTTACAAAATTCCCAATTAAACTAAGACATCTTATTGTTAAATTTGTACATATACATCTAGATCAGCAGAAACATGAAGAGAGTAGAGTACAGCAGAGTTCTTGATTAACCCAAAATCTTGATTAGTATAGTTAAAAAACTATACTAATAATTTCTTAAAGAATGAAAATGAGAAAAAATAATATCTTATAATAATTTTGTGAACAATGAAACTCAATATAAGATCAGAAATAGGTTCTGAACTTAATAATATCATACAGAATAATAACAATGGAAAATATGTGTTTCGCTTTGGTCAAAAAACTCGAGATCTTTTTTTTCCAAGTTCAAGTGCTTGGATAGAACAATGTATTACAGGAAATAAACAGGAAATAAAGGTTGGTTCCTTTACAAGTATATGCGAAGTAGGGTATGTCAAAGGATTTTGGCTTGTTCTTGGTCAGATAGATTTGGATAAGAAACACGATGCTGTTGTATTTTCACATCCTGGTTGTAATATCCAGATAACTAAGGAGTGTATCCAGATTGAAGTGCTTGGTTCTGTGACAACATTGAGCGAGTTGTTTGCACCGGTTAAAACACTGTATGGACTTCTGAAACCAATTTTCAAAACTTCAGTCCCGTCACTCATAGTATCCAGCCTTAAAATTAAGAATGTTAGTCAAATTTCAGGTAATTCTTACGTGATCATGCCAACACCAAGAACACAATTATGCACCCTTGTTCTGGAGGGTACTTCTATCTTCCTAATTAAAAATTCAATATCTCACGAACTTCACTCCAATTCATCTGTATCTGTGGAAAAAACTATACTTGACGGAGAATGGTATGATCAAACCTTTTTTGTTTACGACAGTCCAATGTGCGACGGCAAAGACATTAAGAACTTCACCTTCAACTATAGACGAGCCTTTGCAAAAAGAATGATAATTGGTACGAATTTATGCAGAATGGCACCCATTAATACTGTTTTGGAAGGTATTTTTACTTCGTTGAACAGAAAGTATGATGATCATGTCCTACTTTACCGTTCACCAGAAAATATTGGTATGAAACTTAAGATTTCTGAAAGTGGAGATGAAGGGTTCCAAATGTTCAAATTACTACTATCAGACGGAACTGAATTCAACGGTAATAAATTACAACCTCTCAATAGCCCTATACCTTTGTCACGAGATGACAGAGAATTTATACAAAAGTTCCCAACATCTTTGTTCGAGTTTAGATGGTATAATGATAATCTAATACCTTATTCGCATGTAATCACAACTGATACAACTGAAACTACAGAGTCTAATTGGTCACTGTTACTAACGACATTTAAAAACACGACTTCATGCGCTAAAGAAATAATGATAGCACGTCAGATAAATCCATTAAAGATGATAGCTGTAAATAAATCCGTTGTATTCTACTCCCCTTTTGAAGGTGAAGATGTTTTAGTTAGAACAGGAACGATAGGCGAAGGTTCTTGTCTATTTCACTCACTTCTTCATGCATACTCTAAAGATTATGCTGTAATGGAAAGATCCGAACGTATGAAATTTGTAAGAAGGTTAAGAGCTAGTATGGCTGGTAAAGTTGATATTGAGAGTTGGGAGGAAATGGGGGGAGGGATAATATCAAAGATCCCATTTCAAGAGAATGTTTATGAAATTCTGTTCAATATTTATAAGTTTATTGGAGGTGATAAACCAAGTGGTAGAAGTTCTAGAAGAGTTCTAAAAAAGATCTTCAAGTGTACAAAACCTGATAAATTATACAAAATTATCGCAGAACTTCTACCATTTGAAGATCTAAGTTCCGTATGTTTACCAAAAGCGTATGATATTAGCGAAAATGATAAAATACAAAGAACAACTGAGATAGTATTAGAAACTGTGGTTGAGTTTCTCAATAAAAAGTCTGAGATGAGAACTGTCGGTAAAGAAAAGGCGCAGTATATATTGAAGAAAGTTTTATACATGATTGAAACAATTCTTTCAGAGGCAAAGGATTCGGCATATCGTTCTTATGTAAAAGGGTTAGAAAGAGTATCGGAAGACGTTGATACATATACTATCCAATTTATATCAGATCGTTTTGACCGAGATGTCTACTTTATGGATGGTACAAGCCGTATTCCGTATAATAACTGCCCAACAACTAAAAATATCAAGGAGAGAAAAAGTATTTTTGTACTCTGGGTTGGAGGGAATCACTATGAGGTTATAGGTCGGTTACTTCCAGGAAATCGTATTCAACGAGAATTCGCACACGACGATGAGTTTGTTAAACGAGTCAGGACGTTTTTATTAAACCCTGAAAAAATTGAGGAGTTGTATCCCAAAATGAGCGAGTTTTTGCCTAAAAATTACAGAAAAGGATCACCAAGTCGTAGAAAAGGATCACCAAGTCGAAGACAAAGAATGAGAGAGAAAGAGAAAGAGGAGTCTGAGAGTGAGTCAGATACATACTATGATTCTTCGGAAGCGGAATCAGACTAAGGAGAAAAAAAATATTGATACCAAAAAATTATGGTATCAATCTAAAAATATTGGTATGACAATAAATGACAGATGATGGTATAATTAGATTTCTTCCTAAATATCCAAATATTTCAGCAAAAAAAGATAACAAACTTAATCCATATAACGGTAACTTTTACAACACTTTGTACAATAAGAAAGAATTTAACTATCTTAAACTGAGTAAAACTGAAGCTGTCCCAACACAGTCAGGAAATCTGATGAATCATCAGGAAATTATAGCTCGTTATATGTCTTCATACACTCCGTATAATGGATTGTTATTGTTTCATGAAATGGGAACAGGAAAGTCGTGTTCAGCTATTGGAGCTATAGAGCAGATTAGAAAAGATGGTAAATTCAAGGGTGCAATATATGTGGCGAGTAAGGTTTTATCCGAAAAATTTTTACATGAAATTCTGTACACTTGTACAGATGGAAGATATATACCTGAAGACTTGGGTGAAACTGAAGAAACAAAAGAGAGAAGACTCAGAAAGGCTGTGTCAGATTATTACAAATTAGGGAAAAACTATACATATCAAAGGTTTGCTAAAAGACTTGGTAAGATGCCACCTCATGTAATTAAACAAATTTACAGTAATCATATTATTGTCATCGACGAGGTGCATAATATTACCGAGAAAAAGGAAAAAAGGGAGAAGAAAGGTGGAGAAAAAATAGAAGTTTATAAAAATATAAAAAAGCTTATCGACAATGCTGAAGGTTGCAAGGTTTTATTACTTTCAGGAACTCCTATGCGTAATACTGTAAGTGAAATTGCATCTGTTATGAATCTGATTTTACCTGAAAAAGAAAATCTCCCAACAGATTCTGATTTTATATCCAAATTTTTTAAAGGGGATAAGCTTACACCTGATGGAATTGAAAGATTACAGGCAGCTTTCAAGGGTAGAGTTTCATATCTAAAAGCAATTACATCTGATGTGCGTCGAGTTTTTAAGGGTGAATCAATCGATGATAATGAACATCATTTTAAGGTTGTAAAAAGTGACATGAGCGACTTTCAGAGTGATATATACAACAAAGCAGCGAAAAATGAGGAAAAAGATGGTGTTCATCTTGCATTACGGCAGATATCCTGTATGGTATTTCCTGATGGAAGTTACGGAAGTAAAGGATATAATACATATGTTAAAAGTAGTAATAGTCTTAGTACTATTCCAGGAACAAAGAAAAAAATAAAAAAATCTCTTGACGACAGTTTTAAAAACTTGTTTAGGAAAAATGATACGGAATATAATCTTAAGACTTTAACAAAGTATAGTCGTAAATATGCAGATACTATCAGAATAATAAACTCGTCAATAAAAGATAAAAAACTTGTTTTTATATATAATGATTTTGTGGCTGGTAGTGGTATAATAATATTCAGTCTAATACTTCAAATTTTTGGTTTTACCCAAGTTTCAAGCTCTAAACCACCACCAACTGATAAACCAACATTTATAATTCTCACAAGTAAGACACCAAATATCACAGGTTTAATTTCTGCTTTTAACAATGATAATAATAGTGACGGATCTCGTATCAATGTTATTATCGGCTCGCAAACTATATCTGAAGGTGTTTCTTTCAAAAATATTCAAGTTGAGATAATTCAGACTCCATGGTTTAACTATGCTCGTACAGATCAAGCAATTGCGAGAGGTTACAGGATTGGTTCTCATAAAGCTCTAAAGAAAAAATTTCCAGATAAAGAAATTACACTAGACATATACCAACAAGTGTCTATCCCAATTACCGGAAACCCAAAGTGGACTGAATTGAATATGTACAATACAGGACAAAGGAAAGATATACGTATTAAGAAAATTGAACGAATAATACGTGAGAGCGCGTTTGACTGTCAGCTTACTTATGACAGAAATTATGAAACAAATGGAACTAATTATAGTAGAAATTGCGATTACGACGTTTGTGATTATAAATGTAAAGGAATTACAAATCAAAATAGTAAAGATTTGGACTATAGTACTTACAATCTCTACTATATTAACAAAAAAGTGACCCAGTTAATCATTGAGATCACCAAACTTTTTCAAAGAAGTTTCATGTTTTCGTTAAAAGAGATTCAGCTTGAACTTGAAAGACCAGACAACGATTTTGAACTTATTACTTCTTTAGAAAGTATTATTAGCAACAGTGTACCAATAATTAACAAGTACGGTTTTACTTCTTATTTACAGGAAAGTGGAAACTCATACTTTTTAGTGGATAGTTTATCAACTATAGGAAGAAGTACACTGTCGTACTATACCAAATATCCATGCGTGAAAGAGAATTTAACTTATGACAGTGTGATATCAAAGTTTCACAGTGACAGTTGGGTCCCTCAAGCTATAAGATCTATGTGTGAATCGGTTGGTGATATTAAACAACATATAGATCGTCTACCAATTAATATCCAAGAATTGTTACTTGAGTCTGCTGTTATTGGTATAATAAAAAATGATGAGATAACTGAAGTTCAACTATCAATGGCTGAACGTATAGTAAAATATTTTGACTCTAATATACAAAAACTAGACGAAAATATTATGATGTCAACTCTGTTGCAGATTATTGATGGTCCACTAAAATGCTTAGATATGGAAGATGAAAGTTTATCATGGAATGACTGTACAACAGAACAAATAGAAAAATATACCAGTAAGAGAAAAGATAAACAGGAAGAATTGGAGAATCTTGAATTTTATGGTCTGATTAACGATAAAAATAAGAACTTTTGTATTCGAGACATGAGAGAAGGAACAAAAGATAAAAAATTACATCAAATAACATCTGGTTTAATGTGTGGTAGTTACAAACACTGGGATATTAATTATATTATAACATTTACTACAGATCTGACAACACCCCCAAATCAAGAAATTATGGATATTCTTCTTAATGGTGAATGTGGAGATATCAAAGAGAATGGGAAAACATTACTCAAAAAGCTTACTGTAACTTGGGAGAAAATTATATCAGGACTTAAGACAAAAGAGAAAAAGACACATAAATATAAGTTTACTGGGTTGAAAGACAAAACAACAGAAGAGTTTTTAACAAATGCTAAGTCTCTAAGTGATTTTCTTAAAAATTCAGCTACTCGCCTCAAAAATAAAGTAAAAGGTCCAAGCTATGATGAACGCAACTTTATTTTTGATGGTCCTATATTTAATCATATTCTGGGGCTTGAGAGAACTATAACTTTTTATAATATGGAAGGATGCCCTTACTGTACAAAAGCCGCCGATCTTCTTGAAGATGAAATTAAAAATAAGAAGGTCATTGTTAAATCTCACTTGGAGGCGCCTAAAAATGTAAAAGGTTTCCCATATTTCACATATGGTAGTAATGTTTTTTCTGGATATCCACCAAGTAAAGTTTTTCTTTTTGAGAAATTAAATATAAGTGATGAAAATCGTGATGAAAATCGTGATGAAAATCGTGATGAAAAATGGGACAATATGATTGACAGAATCGACTTATTGACAATTGACGAAATGAAACGTTTAATATTCTTTGGAGGTATGATGAAAAGAGAGAAATGTTTATTCTTATGTGCGTGGTACAAGTTAAATAACATTATAATATTCTCAGAATCTTGTGGAACAAGTTCAGGTAAGATACAGTAATCAATTATTCCAAAATAAAAATGAAAAGTTTTAGGATCTTACTTTAATTAGAGTAAAATCATGAAAAACTTATCACAATTAATTATGGAAATTATATCGGCCAGTGTGGATGAATTTTCGAAAACCATATCAGACGAGTATGGTATTGAAAATAAAGAGTTACAGGTAATATGGTCTCGAATTATCAATGAAAACCATATTACTCCAACCAAGAAAAAATCAACTCCAACCAAGAAAGAATCAACTCCAACCAAGAAAAAATCAACTCCAACCAAGAAAAAATCAACTCCAACCAAGAAAAAATCAACTCCAACCAAGACTCCAACCAAGAAAGAACAATCTGGATGTCCTTATACTTTTACTAAAGGTAAAAAAGAGGGATGTATTTGTGGTTCGAATGCAAAAAGTGGAAAAACATACTGTAGTAGACATAAAAAGTATGAGGGTCAATCACCAAAGAAGAAGAAAAAGAGATTACCTGAACGTAAATCTATTGTTAATACAAAACGCGGTGTTGTTAAAAAGAAACCTGAAAGTATAGTATTACATAAGGGACCGGATAATTATTTTCATCACAGACCAACAGGTCTTGTCTTTAATACGGAACGTGTTGCTATCGGAACATGGTCAAAGGCTGATATAGATCCGTCAGGAAAAGACCAGATAGTCTCTCTCACCAAAGAAAATATAGAACAGGCTAAAAAGTTTGGATTTCAATATAAGGAGGTTGAAGAGGATGTCGTTGAAGAGGATGTCGTTGAAGAGGATGTCGTTGAAGAGGATGTCGTTGAAGAGGATGTCGTTGAAGAGACATCCATAAGACATGTTACCAGAGATCTATTACCAGATGAGACAAAAAAACTTAAACTCTCTTTATCTTCTGCGATATCAAAAACAAATCTCAAGGCACAAGATGTCACAGACATTTTAAATGAATTACAAACCAATTGCGATGTTGAAGATCTATCTTCAGAGGTTATAGACAACGAATCAGATTTAGAGGAGGAATAACAACATTAATGAATTAATAAATTTTGTAACATAATATGTTACAAAAATATGGTGTAGATATAAAATGCCAGAAGGACCAGAATGTAGATTAACCATTGATTATCTAAATAACATAATGGTTGGTAAAAAGGTCGATAATTGGATGTTCTGTGGTGGAAAGTACACAGAAAACGATCCAGACGGATTTGAGGAATTTGATTCAAACCAACCTTTACTAGTAAAAAAAGTAGAATGTAAAGGTTTATTTATATACTTTACTCTTACAGACGATGACGACAGGGAATATTACATATTACATTCCCTTAATATGACAGGTAGATGGCAAAGTGAGCACGATAATTACTGTAAATGGTTTGTTGAGTTAGATGACGGGGAAACCATATGGTTCAGGGATTCTAAAGCTTTAGCGACACTAAGTTTTACCACTGACAAATCTATTCTTCAAGATAAATTGGATAGTCTGGGTCCTGATATCATGACTCGAGAATTCTCTCTTCCGTTATTTAAAACACTTGCATTAAAACATTGTAAAAGTAACATAACATCTTTCTTAACCAACCAATCAATAATATCTGGTTGTGGAAATTATATCAAGTCTGAAACACTTTGGTATGCTTCTGTTTCTCCTATGAGAAAAGTAATAAATATATCAGCACGTGAACTTGAGTTAATATACGAGGGTTTGAGAATTATATCAAGAGTCTCATATAACAATAAAGGTCTATCTATGGGAGGTCTCGAACAAGAAGGATATTATTCAAGTGAACTTAATATATACGGTAAAAAGACAGCAAAGCTTACTAAAACATCAGACGGAAATACAACTTACTGGGATCCTGTTAGACAAGTATAATTATATTACTTTAATATAATTTAAAAAAATCGGTTAGTTTAGATAAATGCCAGATAGTTTAGACAGTGTTATATATTCTCTGCAACAAAGAGTAAATGAATATTCTGTAGACAAATTATATCCTAAAATATCCAATGTCAAAGGGTATTTATCAAAAATAAACATTAAAGCGACAGTAATTTACGGTTCTATACCAGTATCTATCATATTTATTCTCGTATTTTGGAAGCCTTCATTTGTTCTCAAAGAAGAAGATGACAGTGAGATGATAGACAACTCGTTAAGTTTTAAGAAAATGTGTATAGCCGTTGTAGTTCTGTCTGTGATGTTAGACGGTTTACTATTCATGTACTTGAGAAAAAAAGGAATTACTTTATAATTTAGATCCCCTACGAGACAGGTAAAAATGTTTAATTAACCAATAAGTTACCATAAACGCTATAGCTTTAACACCCAACAGTATGTAAGGAGAATTAACGGTTACAGGTAAAAATTTTTTGATAAGATCATCCGTCTGATGTAGTGAAAACATAACAAAGATTATTCCAATTATGATACAATCTGTGGCTTCTGAAGCAAGTTTATCCATAGTACTTGCATTCTTGGTAAATAATGTGTCTATAATGTTTATCTCATTTTGAGTAGCTTGACTCTGATCAATTGGAAGATTTGCAATGCGATCGCCTACAAAAGTGGGATCTTGGTTATACTGTATAGTCGTCATTTTAATTGTGCCTTAATAAGGTTTTAAGCCATTAAAAACAAGACAATAAATGTCACTTTCAATTAGTAAACTTGAAAAAATGATGAGTTCATCTGGTATTCTCCCTAAAAAATACTTTACAATGGGTGGTATGTGTATTTATATCGAGGGTCTTATACTAGAAACAGCTGATGTTATTCTTGTATATATACCAAGTAAATATGAAATACACGCCCCGAGCTCTGGTAATGTTTTTAAAATATCAGAGCTCCAAGTAAATGAAGACGGGACAATACCAGGGGATTACGGTGTAACAACCGACAATGCAGAGAATAACTATGAACAAGTTAACTTGGGAATCGATACCAATGGAGAAAAAATTGAAGATCAGTTGGAAAGTAGCTATAATCAACAGCTTTCATTGAAAGATCTTAGTGGGAAAGATACAGGTCAATTACGTGAGGTCTTTAGACAGTTAAAAAGGCTTGGTTTATGTGTGCAGACTCTCAAATATAAATTGTGTATAACTTTTAAGAACTATCTCACTTGTATAAGACGCGATAATACATTCGAAGGATTTCTGATAGATGGACCTCAGAGTAACTCTGAAAGAAAACTTAGAATATCCATAGATCTGGAAAGTTTGTACTCAAAGAGAACATCCATTGCTATAGATGTTAAGACTGTAAGGGAGGGTATATACAGAGTGTTAAATAAGAATCAGGTAAGGCATACCAACAATCTACAAAAGATTCTGGATCATAAAATGGATTTTGTAAATTCATCGGCAAGATCGAGCATAAAGAAGGCAAAGTATACAAGTTATCTGGAAAGTCTTGATAAAATGCTACAAGTATTGGCGTCAGCTGAAATAAAAGAAAAGGAAAAAATCGAACTCGCTCATCAGAGTTATGGATCAAATAATGGTGTTAAGGGTTTACAGATGGATATAGAAAAAAGTCACGTCTTATCCAAGCACACTGAAAAAATAACACAAATAAATATGGTAAGACAGGATGTGATACGTTATACTTTGCAAGTAAAGGGTGAACTGGAAGATTTATCTCTGCGTGTTGATAAAATATGCTTCGATAATATAGTAATGATAGATGCAATTACTCGGAATTTTATTGGTATGTCGGAATTTTAATATATATATATTATAAATGTACTACAAAACAGATATTCCTCAGAATAGTAGTTATGCTCAGGAAGCTGCTCAGGAAGGTAACTATTTATATGAAGATACACAAGGATATGATCAGGGATACGATCAGGGATATGATCAGCGATACGATCAGGGATATATTAAACCTGTGAAATCTTTTCCATTATGGTTACTTATACTGATTATTGTAATTATTATTACAGGGTGTTTGTCCACCATATATTGTTATGACAAAAATAAACCTTACAATTTCAATTGTTATTAAATATTGACAATATATAAATGTCATGGTTATTTTTAATAGCCCTTGTATTAACACTTGTATTAACTGTGTCAGCAATAACCGAAAAGTATACAAATTTGTATAAGTCATATATTAAACTACCTAAAAACGATTGGAGGTATATCAATCAACAAAAAAGGAGAACAAGATTATATCAATCGTACGATTAAGAATTCTAATACTAAAAATAGTATTAGAAAAGTAAATTAATTTCCACAAGTTTTTGGGAGATATTGCTGACCACATGATCCAGCTCTGGCTCCGTAAGCATTTGTAATATTGAAATGAGTTCCCGTGTATTTTTTAGCATTTATAAGAGCGTCGTATCCAATTGCTTTGTAGACTGGTACAATCATTTGACCGGTTGGTGCCTTGGTATTAACCGGGATTCCCGCAGGACCCGAACTGTTGTATCCTTTACCCAGTTGGGCATAATACTTTATCGTTTGTGACATTTATTAGTCGCCAATATTATTTTTTTATTTTTTTAATATCGCTTCTTTCCGCGCAGCAATATCAACCAGATCGTTATATTTATCACCACTGTGACCTTTTACCCAAACCCACTTTATAATTTTGCCAATACTGACCTTATCATACAGAAGCCAAAGGTCTAGATTTGCTTTCCGTTTCCATACTCCTTTGGAACAGTTTAGCGTTAACTTACTATCGGTGAATATCTCATACTGACCGTCATCGACACACGATAACGCCTCTATAACTGCCTGTAATTCCATACGATTATTAGTGGAACTAATTTCCCCACCACTGACTAACATGATCGCATCGTCTCTTAATATGCAGAAACTCCAACCAGAAGCGCCACCTGGGTTCTTCAAACAAGAACCATCTGTATATATTTTTGTTGTTGTTGTGCTAGGCATTTACTATCATTTACAATCATTGACAAGGATATCATTTCTAAAAATGAGAAAATGAAACAAGTCTCTGGATAAATAGTAAAAAATGCTTTCAGAAAACCACAGATGGAATATATTGGGTGACCACTTCAAATCCAAGGGATTTGTTCACCACCAGACTGAGTCATTTGACCAGTTTATTAATGTCGAGATGCCTCGCATTATAGCAGAAGAACCGCCATTAGTAATAAAGAGACCGGCTGACAGCAAAGAGACAGGTAACATGGAATACGAGAGTTATTCTATTGATTTCAGTGATGTTTATGTACCAAAACCAACAGTTACAGAAGAAGATCGTACATTACGCGGTTTTCTTCCAGCTGAAGCAAGACAGCGTGAATTGTCATACGATTCACCTGTATATGTGACAGTCACGACAACTCTAAATCCAGGTGGTGGAGAGGAGCCAATTGTAGAAAAACACATGAGAGTTGTCGTTGGTCGCATACCAATTATGCTGAGAAGTAGTCATTGCTACTTGACAAATATGACTCCACCTGAAAGAATTAGATCCGGAGAATGCGAATACGATTCTGGTGGATATTTCCTTGTAAGAGGAAAAGAGAGAGTTTTAGTTCCACAACTCAGAGGGATTTATAACATCCCAATTGTTATTGAACAAAAAGCTCGCAGTAAGTTTACTCATGTGACAGAGATTCGTAGTATGTCGGATGAAACAGGTCACTCTGTGTTGTTAAAGGCTTTGTTGGGACGTGATGGCAGAACTCTAGTATTTTCACTTCCGTACATCAAAGAACATATTCCAATTGGAATTGTATTCAAGGCAATGGGTTATTTGAAAGATGAACAAATTCGTGATTTGATTGGTTTAGATTCTGACAGGACAAGTAAGTATTTACGACTTATCACACGAGATGCTTACTTTTGTGAGGAGCAGTCTGATGGATTTCCTTTGTTTTCAGAACAAGACTCTGAAAAATCCAAAGAGGAAAAAAGAAGTTTATCTGTTCTTACCGAACTGTGGTCTCAAATGAGTGGTGAAGAGAAGGAAGTTTGGAGAGGGAAAATGACATGTAATAACGCTCTAAAATACATAGGTCAGTTTACTCTCCATACATTAAAAGAGTGCGATCGAGAAAATTACGCACGTCAAGTTGTTGAGAGTGAATTGTTCCCTCATATGGGTATTACGGCATCTGTAAAGGAAAAAGCTTATCTTCTTGGTCGCATCGTTAATCATCTCCTTTCAACAGCGGTTGGTATGAGAAAAGATGACGATAGAGATGATTACCGAAATAAAAGAGTTGAGTCTGCAGGTGTTTTGTGCCGTGATTTGTTTCGTCAATTATTTAAGAAATTTACTTTGGCTATTATCGCTACTGTTGAAAAGAAAAAACAGAGTCCTGATATTATGAGTATCATCTCGAGACTTCCAGTAATTACAAACGGATTGAGGCACTGCTTTGGTACCGGAAACTGGGGCGTTCCCAAAAACAGTTACATTCGTACAGGTGTGGCACAGATTTTATCACGCCTTTCTTATGGTGCCACATTGTCCAATCTGAGACGATGCAACATTCCCGTGGGAAAAGAATCCAAGAATACTAAGATTCGTCAAGTTCATCCATCGCAAATTATGTTTATCTGCCCAGCAGAGACACCAGAAGGAGCACCTGTTGGTATTGTTCTGAACTTATCTCTTTTGACAAGAATCTCGCGTCGGTTTTCCACAGTGTTGGCTAAAGAAGTGGTTGAGAGTTGTGATAGTTTAATTACACTCGACGATTTTGAAGGGCCAAATACAAAGACGCATGTTTATCTTAACGGAAGTCTAATTGGTATGACAGATGATAGCGACGAGATGATTGATGATGTGATTGAGTTGAGAAATGTGGAGCTTTTACCTTACGATGTTTCCATTAGTTACGACGACATCGACGACGAGATCCATATCTTTTCGGATGATGGTAGATTAATGAGACCAGTCTTCACAGTGGAAGGAGACAAGCTCAAGGCGAAAGAGGAAGATGGTGTGGTGTGGGATTCGTTGGTCAGTAAAGGACTCATTCGATATGTTGATAACAATGAAATAAATAATGCTGTTATTGCGTTCAATCAAAATGAGTTGTGTAAGTATAAAAATGATTACTGTGAGATAGCACCGGCCATGATGTTGGGTGTTATGGCATCAATTATCCCTTTTCCTGATCACTCACAATCCCCCCGTAATTGTTATCAGGCAGCGATGGGAAAACAGGCCATGAGTATGTTTGCACTTTCTCATTTGGTTAGAGCCGACACAGTTACTCATGTTTTGACTTATCCACAGAAACCTTTGGTAAGTACGAAAGCAGCCAATATGATGGGATTTGGTGACATGCCATCGGGTATCAATACTGTGGTGGCCATTGCATGCTATGGTGGATTTAATCAGGAAGATTCTGTCATACTTAACCATGGAGCAGTACAACGCGGGCTCTTCTGGGCAACCACTTATCGTACTCACAGCCAACAGGAAAAGAAAAGAGGTACATACACCTTTGAAAAAATTGGTGTTCCTCCTCTAGATCAACGACGTGGAGATGTAAACTACTCATTATTGGACGACAAAGGTGTTGTACGACTTCGACATCCTGTGTATAAAGACGAGAACGGAAAAACGTGCGGAGGAGGAGCTGTGTTCGTACAGGAAGGTGATGTACTAATTGGTAAAATTTTAGTACAGAGTAACAAGTCCGGTGACGAGGAGCTTACCGATAACAGTCTTGTCATTAAAAAAGGTGAGGATGGATATGTTGATCGTATTTTCAAAACAATTACACCAGACGGCTACATATTGGTTAAAGTTGTAGTGAGGAAAAACAGGATCCCTGAAGTTGGAGACAAGTTTGCATCTCGGGCCGCACAGAAAGGGACATGTGGGCAAATTTACCCACAAAGAGATATGCCATTTACAGAACAAGGTATTACACCGGATTTAATCATGAATCCTCACGCCTTACCATCGCGTATGACAGTCAATCAACTCATGGAAAGTGTATTGGGAAAGTCTTGCTGCATGGAAGGTGATTTGGGAGATTCCACTCCGTTCTCAGATTCCAGTGTGGACGTTGCAGAATCTCTCTGTAAACGTCTTGGGATGAACGGGTTTGAGCAAACAGGAAAGGAAATGTTGTACAATGGTATCACAGGTGAACCAATGGGATTAGTATTTATTGGTACTGTATATTACCAAAGACTCAAGCACATGGTGGATGATAAGATGCACGCCAGAGCACAGGGTCCAAACGCCACTTTAACTCGGCAGCCTTTGGAAGGACGAAGTCGCAAAGGTGGGCTGAGGTTCGGAGAAATGGAGAGGGATTGTATGATTGGGCATGGTACATCAAGATTTCTCAAAGAGAGATTGTACGATCAGTCAGATCCCTATATTGCCACAATCTGTAATAAGTGTGGTAATTTTTCAACAACTCGAAAACACTGCAAAGCTTGCAGTACAGATGATATTTCCCGTATCAATCTTCCGTATGTAAGTAAGCTGGTGATGCAGGAACTCAACGGAATGCTCCTTAAATGTGAGATATCTGCTGAGGACACAAAAGTTTAAAAATTAACATAATTGTCCATATAATTGTAAATACGTTTAATATATCTCCACATCCCCATTTTTCACCATCTTCGTTTAATATACATCTACTTTCTATCACCCACAATATTTGTATTGTTATCAGTAATAATAAACACAATAATATCAGGTAAATATTTGTTAAAAATATACTAGCAGCTAGAGCTGCAAAAATAACTACATGTAAAATGTCTAATATTTTTTTATTGTAAAAAGTTAGGGAAAAATAGAATAAAGCATGAGATACCAGAATAATATATACAAATCGTGTATCAAATTTATTTAGTTTTGACTTCATCAACGTTCTTATCAGTATTATATCAAGTATAGCAGTTATAACAAAGAGTTTGATTTTATCGCTGGTTGGGATCATTTATAAATAATTAACTTTTTTAGTTAATTATTAAAAGGTATTTACAGAGTTGTTCGTTTGAATATATGGTGAATCGTGTCACGACTCGTGTCAAAATCGGATACCAGACCTCGAACGGTGTAGACATTTTTGGATGAGTGATACGAAACGGTTCTGTCATCGTCGCTGTCCATTAATGCGTGTCTCTCAACCACAAGCTCACAAATATCATTCATGTCTGGGCACTCCAGAGCACACACCTGTGACGACTTAAACTCGTCGTCAAAGCCTTTGAGAACTATTTTATCGGTGGACTCATAGTCCAACACGTGGACGCAATCCCTTTTACACGCGCTCTCAAGTCGACACGCAATGTTGAGACACTTTCCGTACATGCGAAAATAGCGACCAGTTATATTCGCCATTACAGACCCCGACGCTATACCGCAACGAATGTAAATCTTTCCGTTAAAGTATTTTTCACATATTGAATTCATGTGCCACGTCAAGTATCTCGCTACCAACAGCAGAAATGGTTCCAACTCGTGTAAACGAGAACCACACCACCATGGAGCGTTGACGGTCAATACGAACGAATCGCCCAGAACTTCATGTAAGCGTACCAGAGGAAACAGATCGATATTTAAATGCCGCTGAAGTTCGTCAAATAAGGTTTTCTGTGACGCGACGTACGGACCTATACCAATCTCGTTGATATAGACAGTTGAACCACACAAATCCATGGAAATAATACCCACATTATCCGCCTTCAGCACCGGAGAAGTTTTAATTGGGCAGTCTCTGAGCACTGGTGGAATAACTCCCTTAGCGGTGGCACCCACTGTTAACTCGTCCGGTCTACATATTACAATTGTTATACACAATTCATCGCTCTCTATTTCAGAAGTACTGACAAAAACTTGCTGAAGACCGTTGGGTGTTGTAATAGTACACATTATTTTTTTCATGTGATTTTTAATGAAATTACGCAGTTTGGCCTTCTCCGCTCCAACAGCTGTCCGAAATTTTGGAATAAAGATAGTTTTATGTAATCGTTTAAGTATACCGGTTAATAGTATGTTTGCCATATGTTTCTGATGAATATCTCGATACTCGTACCCTGTTTGCTCTAAAAACATCTGGGACGCATTAGTAATAAACCCCATAGGGTTTACAGTAAGTGTGATACCAACGTCCTCGAGAGGACGTTGGTTTATTTTTGATTTTTTTGATCCCATTTTTATTATAAATAAATTTTTATTTCTTAAGAAATAAAAATACTTAGTTTTGGTGAGTTGCTCCCGTTTCTTTATTTACACTTTTAGCCGGCTTTCCAGGTGTTGCTTTTGACAAAGCTTTTTGTAGTAAAGATAGAAAGTCGTCGTCTTCACTACCTTTTTTGGAAAAATCAAATATCGGAGCTATAACACAGTTATCTGGTTGCGTGTTATATACCTCATCGTAATCATCCACTATAATTGTATTTTCTTTAGTATACCCATCCATTTTGTACTCATCCCAAAACATCGCCAAACTCTTTGAAGCGTCCTTTTCATCTTTAGAAATGTCACAGTGATATGAAAAGAAAACCCAATCAAGTTTTCTATCAGGCTTATTGTCTTGTAAAATTATATTATCAATGATGTACAATGCGTAGTCTTTACTTGCAGCTGTCCAGATAGACACGGTAAAATTTTTAAATAGATAGTCTAAGAATCCCTGTAACCCAGGGCGTTCAAAGACCACATAATATCCATCCATATCATGAAACTTAAATTTACACGATTTAAACATGTATTTCTTAAAATCAAATTCTTCGCTTGATTCAGCACAAATAAGTGTCGCATCAAGATCTAAAACGATATTAAGTTTTGTCTTCATTTTATATATAGAATGTTTTTTTTAAACATAGAACCATTTACAATTCGCGATTCTTTTGCATTGCCTGAGCAACGGCCATCAAATTTGGCTTTTCTTCCTGTTTCTTCTCCCTCTTTATTTTTTTTACTCCTCTGCTGTTTGTTGGTTTCTTATTTTTATTAAAGTCTTCCGTTATGTCATAACCACCGGCTCCATTTCGTATTCCAACAGGTTTGGGTAAAAATTCATCTGTCTCACTCGAGTCTTCACTATCACTAGCATCTTCTATCTCACTAGCATCTTCTATCTCACTCTCACTCTCTAGTTCATCTATAGGAGTTGCCTTACGAGGTGCCTTACTCCTGGGTTTACGAGGTGCCTTACTCCTGGGTTTACGAGGTGCCTTACTCCTGGGTTTACGAGGTGCTTGCGGAGGTGCTTGTTGTGGAGGTGCTTGTTGTGGAGGTGCTTGTTGTGGAGGTGCTTGCGGTTGACTAGGTGTAAACTGGTTAATTGTTTGATAAATCCATTGAAAAGCTGTATCCCCCTCATATTTTTCTACACCCCCATTATCGTATAAAATAAGTATTGTTGGAACACTGTCAACTTCTACACTTGTTGCTGACTGAATTTTTTGTCTTATATCCTCATTGTCAATGCAAACAGGAGACAGGCCTACAGAAACTCCAAGATCAACAGAACACGACTGCACAATCTCAACTAATTGGGTAGATTTTGGTGAATATTTACTATATAGTAATACACAAAGTTGATGATTCATTTTAGTTGATTACAATTTCCGTTTTAAATCAAACATGTTTTAAGAATAATATTGCCCTCATAATAAATGGAATATGGAACTAAATTAAACAATAACGAAACTCATGACACAAATTTCATGAGACACGTTGGATATACACAGGATGAGATTTGTATGAATGAATATTTTAGTCAGGATTCAATCAACTATATTTCAAATAAAATATCAGAATTAACAATGGGTGTTGATGTCAAAAATCGGAAAATTGTGGTTCCGGACAAAAGTATAAGTTCTGTCATGAGTTCAGTTCGTGATTCTTTTCGTCCACCAACTGGTGATATTCATAGTAGATATATAGTACCTTCAGGTATTACACCTGAAAGTTATGTACAGCAGATGATGAACCAAGTTATTCAAATTATAGTGAACGATGTTACAACTTCTCTTGGTATGGAAGAACACAACAGATCTCTCACTGTTTGGACTACTATACTTGGTGATTTTAATGAAAAGGGACTCAGAAGTCATGCACCCATTAAACTAAGAAAGAAACGCCCAAATCCGATGGAGTTCAACATGAACTATTAAATTTTTCTAATACAATATAGTATTAGAATTTTAACAACAATAAACACTTAGAACTTGATCTTTTCCTCATAAAGTGTTGAAAGAGCTATAAAACGAGGTAATCTACTGCTATTACCGTGACATTCATAATCAACCTTATTAAACCCATCTCTAAATGACAGGATATTGAGATGCCCTCCGTACGGTTCTAAAGTTCTCCAATGAGGAGCAGATGAGATTTTCACTGTTTTAGTGTTCATCATCGAGTTATACATTTTCATCAGAAGCATATATGACTGGTCATACAGTCGTATATGCTTGTGATCAACAATAAATGACTGACAGCAATTGAACGAACAAAATACACCATCGGTCTCATAGTATTCACCCACATTCACACTTATCTTATCATTACCCTCGAGATCTTCACGTCTCTTCTTTGTAACATCTTGTTTAATTGTATACGTATCCTTGCTTATATGAGAATGATAGGTCTTAACTGCCTGACTTGAAACATATTTAATCGGACACCCTATGGGGCGAGAATTAAATGGATGTTTGCACCAGAAACAATTATATCTCAACAGGTTTACGTTCATTTTTGACTCAAAATCTATCATAGATACTCGACATAAGTGTGCTCTTTTTGATTCATCTAGAAATGAAATAACTTCGGGTGTCCCCTTTTCAGTGTTTAATTCGCTTAGTTTTGTTGTTTCAGTTGGTTCTCTTTCATCCTCATCGTTTTTTACTAGTGATATACCGTATTTAAGTAAAACCTTCGATATGTCAATACCGTCAAGTTTGAAAAAATATTTACTGTTTTTTTGACGTTTGTTCATTTTTATCATGATCTTATTTAGTTCTTAATATTTTTCGTTTTTAATTTAGAATCTAATTGGTTACTAATAAAAGATGTTAAAGTGTCGCAAAAATCAATTCTGGTTAGAAAATATGACAAATTTGGTATGTAGTTCTTACTTACTTCCTCTTGATGGAATGAGCTTAACCGATCAACTAAATGCTGTTACTCGAGGTATTCTTACTATTTCTGTTATTCTCTTCATGTTTAACTTCAAATGGGCTCCGATCTTCTTACTACTTTCCATACTATTTATAATTATTCTTTACTACATACAAAAGAGTCAAATGAATAAAATGAATGCAGAACATTTTAAATTAACAAATTCGGTCAATATTCAACGACCACCAACAATTATCCAACAACCTATGGTCAGTGATCTACAGCATCTCGCACTGTCATCATCTAACGTTAAATGGGTATATGGTATGAATTCCAAGCAACGATTACGTAATTCTGAGCACTTATTTACAAACGAAGAAAGACCAATGGATTATAATCCCGAGTTAGTAAAACGTAATATACCAAATATTAACCCAGACGGTGTATTTAACAACCCAAATTACATGTCAAAGAATCAACGAATGGTTGGTTGTCCAAACCCAAAAACATTAATAGCACCTGTAATAGCACCAAGAGCTCTTGATTTAGATTATTGGAGAGCCAATAACACAGTCTATCATTCGGCTATAAATGAAGACAGTCAAATAGACAATTCAAGTTCTGGTTATAAAATAGATAATTCGTGTTTACGAAATGTAGTTGTTGAAAACTTTGAACCTCCTCTTTATAAGACATTAGATACTCCCACAGTTATGAAATCACATACACCATATTATATTGTGCCAAACTCTTCGTCATCTGTATGTGAAAAACCGTTATATGCCACTAGAGAAGTTTTACCAAAAGTTAGTAGAAGATCGTGCGATATCAAAGAAGGTTTTGAGTTAGACACTGTTCAGAGAGAGACTGAGATACCTCAACACATACCTAATTATGTTAACACTTCATGTGGATATAACCCTGAACAATTAGAAATGTCCGGCTTACCAACAAATCTTGCGGCGGGAAATTGCACACAGGATCCTGCGATGAAGAGATACAACGAAAACCTATTCAGTCAGACAATTCAACCAGGTGTTGTTACTAATAGTCAAGTAAATGAACCAATCAATTCTAATATAGGTATATCTTACACTCAGCAATTTTTACCTAAAACGCGTATTGTAGACCCAAATAATGGTACTGTAAAGTTTACTCAAAGAGATCCTTATATTATTGAACCTGTCACAGAAGAATTACCTGAAAATAAAGGGGAAATAGCATCTGAATATAATGTTACTGATCCTCGTTTCTCAGGATATGGTACTTCATATCGTTCTTACACAGATGATAACTTAGGTCAGACACGGTTTTATTATGATGATATTGACGCTGTACGCATGCCTAATTATATTACCAGAAGTAATATCGATACTTTACCTTTTGCGGATCGTTACGGCCCTTTACAATCTGGTTGTGGAAAAGGAAATGTCAACAACTCTAACATTAGACAACTAGCCAATGACGCATTTTTGGATAATGCATTAACATTTCGAACGGAGATGCAAGAGAGATTAATGCGCAAGGCAAATGCAAATATGTGGCAGAATCGCTCCGCTCCTAAGAGAACAGGAGGTCAGCGTATGATGGGTGGTATGAACAAGATTTTTTAATTAGTTAAATCTAGATTTTACAAATAAATATTTATTTGTAATAAAATGTCTTGTAAATATGCAGATTCTCTTGGGATTCCCGGAAAGGGAGTTCACAAACTCAGACTTGGTGGTGTCGCAATAATTGATCTGGTATTAACTCTTATTTTAGCCTTAGGATTGTCCTATATACCTGGAAGTCCACCCATCACTATATGGATTATTATTTTATTACTTTTTTCAATGAGCCTGCATGCTTTGTTCTGTACCAAGACTAGCGTAAATCTTTGGTTATACAATAATTACACAACATTAATTTACATAATATTTACATGTTTATTAATACTTTTATCAGCTTTCGCATTACTCTTTTTAAAGGATTAGTTATTATTTTGTTGTAACAAAATAATATAATAATTATACAGGCAGCATGGCTGTATATTTTTGACGATTTGCCCTACTCATTTGCAAAGACATCATATCCTCTCGATGGTTTGTACTATCTTGTATCCAAGACAAACAACCTTCGTAATTATCTCTTTCAGGACCTATATGAACATTTGGCTTGAGAAGTTCTCTTTTATATTCCGGTTTAATACTACCCATTGGATCGGTGTAAACAATAGTGGTTGTCTTGGCACTTCCGGTAAAATTATGACAAGTGAAAGGTTCCTGTCTGGCTCTATCAAAATAGTACGTGATATTACCAGCGTTGATATCCGATATTTTTTTGTAATTTTGACCATAATTATTCAAACTTATGTCATCCACTATAGTATTTAATGGTATTTCGCTGGTGGTAGGTGGTGCATCTAATAACATTACTTGTCCTCCTCGAACAGAACTGATAAGACGTGGATCTGGGCTGTAATATTGATCTGAGTTTTTTATCTTATGGAAATCCTTGGCAAAATTATCCAGGTTATTAAGGTAAACTACACCACTTTTACATTCGGGACCTATAGTGGATTTATTATTTACAGGTATTTTTGCTTGATATCCTTCAATTTTACTATTATTCTGGAGATAACAATTACATGACGATTTATCATAATTATACACAATATTAGCCATTTATCTTACAATAAGAAATAAATTTTATTAGATTTCAACATTGTCATCGTCCTCTGGAGGAGTATCTGGAGTAACTTGAGGAGCAACTTGAGGAGCAACTTGAGGAGCAACTTGAGGAGCAACTTGAGGAGCAACTTGAGGAGCAACTTGAGGAGTAACTTGATGAGTAACTTGAGGAGCAACTTGAGGAGTAACTTGATGAGTAACTTGAGGAGTATATACTTCGTCTTCATACTCCATATCAATATCTGTGGTCGCCACAGTTCTTGGTCTTGTCACTGATCTACGAGAAGATCTGTTAGTCAATCGAGAAGGAAGTTCTAGAGTCTTTTGTCCAAAGTTTATATTTGGCAGTATTGTTATCGATTCGTCACTTCTTTCACTGTCACTGTCACTCTTTGCATATATTTTGATTTCATCCAAACCGTTTAACTCAGGTGGTCTGTCTATTGTACTACTTTTATATTTCTTTTGGAATTTTTCCACAACATCCTCTGGAACAAGTGGTGATAATTCATTCAACCGTTCAAATTGATCATTTATTAATTTCAGTAAATCCTTTGGTCTTATTCTACTTTTTCTAGGTAATCCCAATTCAACCTTGACAAATCTGTATAACTTTGTGTATTCTAAGTATGAATTTCTATGATTTTCGGCTCTTCTGGAATATGAGAAATACGCTTGGATAGTTCCTAAAATACCGGAAAATAAACTAAAAGCTCCTACTATTTTCAATGCCGAATCCTCAAACTCAACACCAAACATACTTTTTGCTGATAAGGTTAAACTACCGCATAATGTACTTATTACGATAACAGGTAGATCTATACACAAAGCTTTTGCTGAAAACTTACTTTCGCATTTTTTATGTAACATACCAAGACACAATGAATGCTCACCCACCTCTTTCAGGTATAATTCTAAATTTTTGGTCCATTCTATATTACTGTTACTGGAATCCATTTATATACTACTCAATAAAATAATTATACATCATTCTTGAGGTCGTCGTCATAGAAAAAAGTTTGAAATTGAATATTCATCGCTCATATCAAAGAAAATAACATCAAAATGATAATACCAATCAGATGTTTTACTTGTGGAAAAGTAACTGGGAATAAGTGGGAGTCTTACCAGAAATATTTAAAAGACGGAAAAAGTGACAAGGAGGCATTGGACCTCCTTGGATTACGAAGATATTGTTGCAGGCGTATGATATTGTCGCATGTCGAATTAATTGACAAAATGCTCCAATATGACAAAGATATACCAAAAATAAAATGATAATCGGTGAATTTCTATTACAAAAAAATTGTAACAGAATAATTTATATTCTAATAAAAAATTTGTATATATAAAAAATGAGCAATTCTATTAGAAATACTCCCGAATTTACAATGGACTGGGGTAATGGTGGTCCAGATATGGACAGAGACACCTCTCTATTAAAACAGCAAAAAATGAATTTATTTTTTGCAGAAAAATACAAATTGGAACATGCAACCAAGTCAAAATGCAAAAAGTCTGCTACCAAGTCAAAACGCAAACCTTGTAAAGCAAATCAAGTTCGTAAGAGATCAACAGGGCGCTGTCGTAAAAAGTCTGTTACCAAATCAAAACGCAAACCTTGTAAAGCAAATCAAGTTCGTAAGAGATCAACAGGGCGCTGTCGCAAAAAGTCTGTTACCAAATCAAAACGTAAACCTTGTAAAGCAAATCAAGTTCGTAACAAATCAACAGGTCGCTGCCGTAAAAAGTCTGTTTGTAAGACAAAGCGTAAAAAGTCTGTTTGCGAAACATTAAGAGAAAAACAGAAAAAGAAGGAGAAGAAAATGAAGGATAGAATAAAAGCTGAAATAAAAAAGGACGATGATAAATTAAAGAAAGCAGAGAAGAAGGAGAAGGATAAATTGAAGAAGGAGAAGGAGAAATTGAAGAAAGCTGCAAAGAAGGAGAAGGATAAATTAAAGAAGGAGAAGGATAAATTAAAGAAAGCTGAGAAGAAGAAGAAGGATAAATTAAAGAAAGCTGCAAAGAAGGAGAAGGATAAATTAAAGAAGGAGAAGAAGAAAAATTCATTAGCAAAGAAGAAGAAGAAGAATTGGATTGCAAAGAAGAAGAAAAGTGATTGTACACAAAAGAAATCAAATGAAAAATTTAATGAAGGTTGGACTAGCGACGAAGAGGACGAAGAGTATTCTATGTCTATGAGCCCAGAAAAAAACATACAACACGGAGCTAATCGAACATTTGATCCTTATTACACCAGTGATATTTTTACCACTACAGGTAATTATACGCGGGAAGAGATGGGCAATTTGTATGGTAAACTCCCTGAAAACCTTTTTATATCCAATGTCGAACAGCGAACAGCATTAGTTATTGTAGATTTTCAAAACGATTTTGTAAAAGGAGGGACCTCCAGACAACACATGTGTGATAAGGATGAAGCTGGTAAAGCTGGGGGTGCTAAGTGTAGTATGACCGCGGCAGCTTCTTGTATCAAACAAATCGAAAAGTCATCTCATATAATTCTTACCAAAGACTACCATCCACCTGATCACATGTCATTCAAGGTGTTTGGTCCACATTGCTTAATTGGCTCTGATGGTGCTAATATTATAGAACCAATACGGAACGCAATTTTGAAAAAGAAAAAAGTAAAAGGCCCAGAATTCCAAGTTGATATTGGTTACAAAGGTTATATAGCCGATGAAGATTCTTTTGGTGGAGTTGGATACGATACAACGGAAAAATATAAAGGATTTACAACAAATCATTACGAAGAGAGGAAGAAAGAGCTTCACACTAAAGAATATCTCAAAAATAACGAAAATGTTCACGCTAATCTTTTGCAAAAACCCAGCAGTAATAAATTGATTGGTGGAATGGTTTGTTGTGAGTCAGATGTCGTCGATTGTAAAAATCTCACCAAATTATCTCCCGAAGGACAAGAAGTGCCACATTGTGATCCAACCCAAGAAAAAGTAAAAAATCTCAAACAATACGATTGGAAACCAATAATAAAAGAAGCTTCTAAGAGTAAAAACCCAATCATTTTATGTGGTTTAATTTTAGACTACTGTGTACTAGACACAGCCATTAATCTTCGTTGCATGGCAAATAAAATGAGTTTTAGCAAAGAGGATGTAAAAATTGTGATTTCACTATCGGCAACACGTCCAGGTAGATACGAATTGCCCAATCCCAATGGGAATGGGGAGAAAATCCGCGGACTTTATACATCATTTGACGCTTTAATACAAAAATTGAAACACTATGATATAAATCTGGAGGAAGGACTTTAGCTGGTCCACTCTGCTGAGAGCCTAACTGATAATAGACCTATAAATCTATAATTGATGATGGCCTGGTTGACAAATTTCTGTTACAAAAAAATTGTAACAGAAGAATTTATATTATAATAAAAAAAATGTATATATAAAAAATGAACAATCCTATTATAAATACCCCATCATTTGCAATGGACACATCTCTATTAAATCAGCAAAAAATGAATTTATTTTTTGCGAAAAAATACGAACAGGAACAATCCTGTAAGTCAAAACTTAAAACCACCAAATCAAAACGTAAACCTTGTAAGGCAAATCAAGTTCGTAACAGATCAACAAGACGCTGCCGTAAAAAGTCTGTTCGTAAGTCAAAACGTAAACCTTGTAAGGCAAATCAAGTTCGTAACAGATCAACAGGTCGCTGCCGTAAAAAGTCTGTTACCAAATCAAAGCGAAAACCTTGTAAGGCAAATCAAGTTCGCAACAGATCAACAGGTCGCTGCCGTAAAAAGTCTGTTACCAAATCAAAGCGAAAGAAAAAGCGTAAAAAGTCTGTTACCAAATCAAAGCGAAAGAAAAAGCGTAAAAAGTCTGTTACCAAATCAAAGCGAAAACCTTGTAAGGCAAATCAAGTTCGCAACAGATCAACAGGTCGCTGCCGTAAAAAGTCTGTTTGTAAGACAAAGCGTAAAAAGTCTGTTTGCGAAACATTAAGAGAAAAACAGAAAAAGAAGGAGAAGAAAATGAAGGATAGAATAAAAGCTGAAATAAAAAAGGACGATGATAAATTAAAGAAAGCAGAGAAGAAGGAGAAGGATAAATTAAAGAAGGAGAAGGATAAATTAAAGAAAGCTGCAAAGAAGGAGAAGGATAAATTAAAGAAAGCTGCAAAGAAGGAGAAGGATAAATTGAAGAAGGAGAAGGATAAATTAAAGAAAGCTGCAAAGAAGGAGAAGGATAAATTAAAGAAAGCTGTAAAGAAGGAGAAAATATTGGTTGCAAAGGAGAAGAAGAAAGTTTCCTCTGCAAAGAAGAAGAAAAAGGATTGGATTAAAAATGCTAAGAAAAATGCTTGTTCGAAAAAATCCAAGAAAATTAATATATTGGGTCAAGGTTGGACTAGCGACGAAGAGGAAGAAGAGGAAGAAGGTAAAAAAATATTCTGTTCAGACTTAGAAGTGCGTGGCGGTAAATGCACCGGTACAACCGGGTGTAGAAAAATGAACAATCAAGAATATAAAGAATATAAAAAAACCAAACCAAATACCAAACAAACAAGGAGACAGTGTGTTAATGACATGTCATTATCAGAAATGAACCCAACTCAAGAAGAAAAAGATCTTCAAAAAGAACGTGATACACTTGCAAATAATAAAAAAAACGAACAACCACCTCTCTATCGTCGTCGTGAATGCGGTATGATTTTTAGAAATGGAAAATGGGATTTGAACGTGAACTATTGCAATTACAACGACAAAGATTGTATTATGGAAGCAGAAATAGGTAACTATTTATGTAATAGTTGGAAAAATGGTAAGGTAAGGGATTTCCACGATAACGGTATGATTAACTATGGTCAAGCATGTGAAAATATCTGCCAATCTTCTGATAATCTGAACAGTGAAGATTTTGACGATGAAGCTTGGCAGGACGAATACGGAATGTTTGGTAGTTTCATAGATCGTATTCGAGGTGCTGGAGAATATGTAAAGAATATAGGAGGAAAAGTATTAGGATCCGCAACCAAAAACGTATGTGATACTCCAAGCAAAGGAAAGATAAATCAAACATGTGATGTTTTCGAAGATAAAATTTTTGAGAATAGAACCCCATATCGGCAGAGAGTAATCAGTGAATATAATGGCGAACGAGAAGAAATGAAGGAAAAATGGATGAAAAACCCGGTGGAAAATTTCATGAAATTTTCCACCGGGGACTTTTATAAATACTGGCCTGAAATTTCAGTCCCTGATAAACTCAGAATTTACAAAATCGTTAACAAGAGGAAATCACAAGAACAGTCATTATCATGAATGAACCCTCTTCACAGCCCATACGCGGGATATGTGTCCCAATTTTTATTTTTTGTTATAAAATAAAAACGAAATAATGAGACAAACATACTTAATAAACTAAACAATGTCCCAATTTGCATTATTTGAAAAGGCACTGGCCGCATATGAAAGTACTAAGGATGAAAAAACTCCTAGTAAGGCATCTATTTGCCAACACGTAGATATAGTTGACGAGGGTGGGGTAATTAGTTGCCTGGGTTGTGGGGAGGAGATAAGACGGACTATTACACATGAGAAAGAGTGGAGATATTATGGGTCATCCGACAGCAAGAGATCTTCAGACCCCAATCGAGTGCAGATTCGTAAGACAGACGAGAGAAATATTAGTAAAGATGTCCAAAATATGGGGTTCAGTGAGACAATAGTGACCAAAGCAGACGAGTTATATACTCAGGTCACCAAAGGTCAGATTTACAGAGGTAATTCTCGTAAAGCAATAGTGTTTGCCTGTATTTTTCATGCATACAAGATGTCTGGTAAGCATCAGACTCCGGACGCCCTGGTAAAACTATTTGGTCTCAGTCGAAAGAATGGTCTGAAGGGTCTGAAGATTGTCAATGTAAATGCACCCAAAGATTCAAAGATACACACTACCATTATTACACCTGTTCATCTTATTCATGATATCATGAATAAGTTCAGAGCAACACCTGTACAAAAGAAAGAGGTTATACTTCTGTACGCACGTATCAAGAATAGATCATCCAAACTCAACAGGTCAAGACCACAGTCGGTTGCCGCTGCATTAACATACTACTGGATAAAGAAAAGTAAGATAGATATTAATTTGAAAGAGTTTGCTAAAAAGGTTGACTTGTCTGAGCTCACAATAAACAAGAATGCTAGAGAGGTGGCTCTTGTCTTGGGAACTCCGGACATCATTTAACATCGTTTATGTAAGCTTAATAGTTTACATAAAGACTGATTATCTTCTAGATAAAATGCAAGAACAAAATGACTCTCGTATTACAAATTATATTGAATTAATATCACCAATAAACTCTATTATACCTTCAGTAGGTAATACAGTTAGTATGTCGAGGACGGATCTTTCTGACATAATTCAAGGTAGAGATAAACGACTTATAATTTTTGTTGGACCTTGTTCAATTCACAACGAAGATTCAGCTATTGAGTATGCAACAAGGTTAAAAAGGTTACAGGAAGAATTACCTCAGTTATTACTAATTATGAGGTTCTTTATACAAAAACCACGTACCACTGTGGGCTGGACCGGGTTCTTGGATGATCCTCATATGGACGGTAGCAACGACATAGTAAGTGGCTTGGAGAGAACAATTAAACTGGCTCACACCATAACTGATAAAATTAAACAACCTATATGTACGGAGCTTTTAGGCAGTACTATAGAACCTCAGTATATTAATACATATCTTACTGCTGGTTTTATCGGAGCTAGAACATCTGAAAGTCAAATTCACAGAAACTTGGCAAGTGGTGTTTCGTTCCCCATTGGTATTAAGAACCCTTCTGATGGTCGGGCTACAGTAGCATATGAGGGTGTTCAAGCAGCAAGAGTTCCGAGATCTTTTTGTGGTATTAAACCTAATGGTAAATTATGTGCTGTGCATACATCCGGTAATCAGGATGCTTTCGCGGTTCTCAGGGGTTCTTACCAGAATGGACCTAACATTGAGAAAGGTATTGAGGATCTAAAAAGTACCGGTGTTGCAATAGTTGTAGACTGCGCCCATGGTAATTCAAATAAAATATTAGATATACAATACGATAATGCAATACGATCATCCAGATCGCATCATGTGTGTGGTATAATGATTGAGTCTCACATAAAATCTGGTAAACAGGAGCCTGGACCACATGCAGATCCTGATATATCAGTGACAGACCCTTGTATGTGCTGGGAAAGAACTGAGTCTCTTCTGCGCATTATAGCAAAAAATCAATATTAAACTTTGTGGGGAAAAAACTTATCCAAATATTTGGATAAGTTTTATGTGTAATAATTTATATAAAAAGATTATACTTCATACCGCGAAGAATTTCTATCTCCTCCTCTGGATAATCCGGAAATTCTTCATGATCCTGTAGCTCTGTTTCATACATTTTACAAGCAAGGGCCACAGAGTGTTGAGCTGTTGATGTTATCACACGATCGTAATATATCTGAGCTGCCCAAGCAGTTATTTCTTTCTCCGCTTCAAAAGTTGAACACCATTCTCTTATTTCATTGGAAACGTCACACTTTTTAGCTGTTTTCCATAACACAGGTGATATATAGTCGGAGTTAAACATCTTTCCACGCAATGCCTGAAGAGGTGTTAATCTGGTTTTTTGATCAAAACGAAGCAGACCTTTTACCATATTACCGAGAGGAGTATCTTTAAATTTTGGTATTTTTCTTATTAAGAATGTTAGAGCCTTCTTGTCTTCATTAAACGGGAGAGTTTTATTTGTGTACATTTCGTACAGAACAACACCCAATGACCATGCATCGGCTGGAAAACTGTAAGGTTTTTTCGCAACAACTTCTGGTGCTCGATAAGTTGCTGTGGCAATTCTTCCTGTGTGAGTTCCCTGTATACAAAGTCCTCTAAAGACTTTAGACAAAGAGAAATCGGCCAGTACTGGTTTGAAATTACTATCAATTAATATATTATCAGGTTTAATGTCTCTGTGAAGTATACCATTTCTTTTCAAGAAAGAAAGAGCTTTCAGAAGTTGACATGCTACACCATTTCTTTTTTTGCTGTCAAGAAGATTATTTGTTATAGCGTGAAATAAGTCAAATGGGTAACATTCCATGATAATACCGACACTTCCACCAGATATTACAACATCTACCAAATTCATTACACCCTCATCATTTCCCTGAAACATCTTCATTATTGAAATTTCCCTGAGAGCTCCCAAATCTATCTCCGTTTCAGGTGGAAAGCTCTTAAGAGCAAATATTTTTCCATCTGTTTTACGTATAACTTTGTACACTGTTCCAAAAGTTCCAGACCCCAACTTTTTTCCTTTAATATAAGTAGAACTGTTGATTGATTTCATGATTTCTACTTATTATTTCCAACTTGGAATTTCTTTTCAAATTTGTAATTATATCTCAACTCTGAAATATATTTATTATTATATAAATATGCATCCATGTGATATTATTATAACAGGTGTAATTTGCACTGGTAGTGTTTCAACCGCCACTTTTGCAACTTTACAATATTTGGGTTATGTCGATGACTGGAAATTAATAGTTATCTCTTCAGGTGTCACTATTGCATCGGTTTTAGCAAGTGTGATGCGGAAAGCAACCAATAGGTTACAAAATATTGATATATTGATTGAATCTTCTGATACTTAATTAAGTATAAGAAATTGTTGGTGAAATTAGGCAGTGGATGTGGAACTTTTGTAAGCTTGTTGCTCGTCTTTATCCAAACTTTTCCATGCCGTGGAAAGTTTCTTAGTGATCTCTGATGCTTTTAGAGTTGGTGAATCGATTTTGTATTGTGCTCTGTTGTCGGCACAGAAATTCTGGTAACCGTTACGTGGTTTTTTTACGGAACTTTTTACTAATTTTTTAGTTTTTTTTGCCCCTTTTTTTGGTGCTTTTGGGATCTCCTCGACGATCTCATCTGAATCGGTGATTGCAGCTTTTTCACTCTGGTATCTCGCTTTGTCTTTGGCAGCAAGTTTGTCGAACTTGGCAGTTTTACCATCGGCTTTGAGCACATTCCAACGTTTGCCTAATTCACGTGTGATGTCAGTGTTTTTTGTTCCCTCTGGCATTTCAGTCTTGATAACTGATCTGTTGGCGGCGCAGAAGAAAAGATAGGAAGATTTGGAACGTTTAGGGCCATTTGCAGCTTTGGCTTTTGTTTTGGTCTCTGTGGTGCTTGTAACAACAACCACTGGTGGAACGTAAGCAGCTTTGGCAATGTCGTATCGTTCTTTGTCTTCTTTTGCGGCTTTGGTGTATTTTACCATACTCTTTTTATCTTTGGCTTTCGTGCTTGCTTTGAGTTTATTCCACTGGACTCCTAATTCGCGTGTGACGTCGGTAGCTTTGGAACCGGCTGGGAGTTCTGTTTGAACAGTTGATCTACGTTCGTCGCAGAAAAATAAGTAGGACGATTTACCTCTTTTGGGGGCATTTGGATCCTTTTTAGGTTTATTACTTTTATTAACTAGACTACGTGCTAATTTTTGGTTTTTAGTGTCCATCCATTGCTCGGCAAGGTTTTCGACAGATTCATTCTCAGTAAGGAATGTGGTGATGAGCTTATTCAGTTGTTTTAATGTAAGATTCATGATTATTTGAAAATAAGCTGTCCAATCTATAAACCTGTTTAGCATCAGAGTAATTTCCCTTTAACATATATTTACTTTTTTACTTTATTAGTATAAATGAGAACAATTGAATGGATATTATTAGTAATATTATTAATTGGATTGGTAATATTACTAATTAAAATAATTGTCGATCGCAATTCATCAACTGATGGCGGAGGTGGAAAAGGTGGAGGAAAAGGCGGAGGAGATGATGGCGGAGGTGGAAAAGGCGGAGGAAAAGGCGGAGGAAAAGGTGGAGGAGATGGCGGAGGAAAAGGTGGAGGAGATGATGGTGGAGGAGATGATGGCGGAGGAAAAGGTGGAGGAGATGATGGCGGAGGAAAAATAATATGTAAAAAGATGTACACTGTTGAAAATCTGTTTTGGCATGTGAATAATATGACAGGTTCAGACTTATCAAAGTTTCCGTGGGATCCAGGGAATTCAATAGTTAACTCAGACATATGCATTAAAAACTTTATAGTTGGTATTTGGCCTACATGGACTACAGAAGATTATGATGAGATAATAGCCGAACACCCTGAATATACAGGTATGTTATCAAGTGAGCAGTCATCCACTGGTAATATTATATCAGCTCGTAAATTAATCACTTTATGCCAAGCTTATTCCAAAAAAATTGGCGCCACATTCATACCATATCTACTCCCTGCAATGAGTGGTTGGAATAAAAACGTGACAACAGGTAATGGTATTTTATTAGGACTTGATGGACAGGTTGGAATACTGAATAAATTGTTGAAAAGTATGGGATCACAACCTTGTCAAGGTGTTCTCATTGAAGGCGAAGAACATTATATGATTGGTATTATGGCAACACAACTTTTTGCTGCAATGAAATCTTCATGGTCTTCCGGTGTAATGAATTATATGACAAAAGATACTAAGATTGCGTGGTCAGAGCAGGGAATCATGTCAAAAAGTGATGGATACCCTTTACCGTCAAGTACAGAAACGACGCCAAATCTTATAACACCCGGTCCTGATTTCACATGGCCTGATGCGTACGAAGGTAATTGGTTTGGTAAATTTGGTCATTGGAAAAAATCACTTCTGGCTGAGTGTGATGGTTATCATAAAAGTAATGGTGGATGTCCACCATTACCTAATGATTATAGCATGATACAGGAAACTAACAGCGGAATTTGCTGTGCAGGAAATGCGAAAGGTTATGCTAATAATGCTATAGGACGTTATTGTGTTCCTGCCAAAAATTGGGGAAAGATGTGGAAAGAGCAATTAAATTTTTCTCAAGGTCAATCTATTTTTGTGGCGTCTGGACCAGGAGGAGATTTTGCAATACAGAATAGCGGCTTTCAATCCGGATCACAACCTTCTTCGTGTCCGGAAGACGAGGATGTTCTCACAGACCTACTACATGGTTTTTTCACAGAGTATGGTACCGACTGGAAAATGTCAAACGGAAACTCGTTTGCACTGTACGGATAAGTTTTTTTTTTGTTCTAATACATTTAAGTGTATTAGAAATTATATTATAAAATTTTGTATATTTACATACCGGATCGGGCACGGTTTTGTTGTCTATGATTTAAATTTTTCAAGTTACGGCCGGCCGTATTAATTTTGGCAAAAGTTTCATGCGTTACTTGACCTCCACCTTTTTTACAAGTTGGTTCGGTTTGTGTCAAACCAGCTCCGAATCCGAATTGTCCAGTCTGGTTTAATCCATCTTTTAACTGGTTACCACGTTGATTTACACCGTCTCGGCCCATACTTTCATACCCGAGTTTAATACCACCGGCATTAAGAGTAATATATTCCATATAAGAAGGGCGAAGATTATTTTCAACAGCTACTCTGTCAAGAGCGCTGTTACAACCTGCTGATTTAGTGTAAAATGAATCTGGGTGGACTCCTTGTCCTTTACTGTTTGTCCCATCCCACATAAGACATATCTGCGAATTTGGGTCTTGAAATCGTGCGGATTGAACCTTATCGGCCCATCCGGTAACGACTTTACAAGTGCGAATAGATTTTTCTAGAGAAATACCTGCTGACATATTTTATTATTACTCAAGAAGAAATTATTATATTTATTTTTTTGTGAAATTATTATAATAATTTCACAAAAAAATAAATATTGAACTGGTCCCCATATTATTTTGGAAAGGTAAGAGAGTTTATGTATATATATTTATAACTAGGTAGACATTCTTTGCAAATCCACAAGGTGTAATTATTATTTTTAAATACTCTTGCCGTTAAAGTATCACATTTATAACACGGGTACCACCATCCTAACTTTAAAGATCGAGAATATCCTTTCCAGTTACCACAAATATCATATTTTGTAGTTAATGAACTCATGAGTTTATTTAAAGTAATAAAAAAATCATATTAAATGACCATATATCAAGATCCTTCTAATATGAAAGAAATTGTAAAAGAACTCAAGGAAATGAAAACTATGGGAGATGTAAATGAGTTGGCTAAGAAAACCTTTCCTGGATGGATTGTAGCCACATTACCACGCTTTTGTGACGGATATCCACATCTTAATACAAATTGGATTGTTTTATGTGAGAGAATTGGGGTAAAACCAGCCCAGATCTTAATTGTTAAGGAGTTATCTATGAGCGACGACCATAAATTACTCAGAATGTTTATCGAATGCTTTACACAAGCCGGTTTTTCCGTTCGAGCAATGACAGATTACATTCCATGTACCAAGTGTGAGGTTGTTGCGGTTCCAACACCAGAAGTATACGGAACTATGAAAGAAAAAGGACTTAATATTCCGGAGATTAATACAATGTTGTGTAGTGATTGTGTATAAATTAAATAAAACATAATTCTGTTTAGAATTATGTAAAAATGTTCAATCTCCTCCGAACAGAACTGTTAGATCTTCGACATTTACAGTTTCAAATTCTTGCTCTACAATTAAAAGATCGAGATAACTGGGTTTGGAGACTCTAAGAAAATACTTCTCGTATTTATCAGGATCTGTGGTAAAGATTTTTCGTCTCTCCATATCTATCACACAATCTTTACCGATTAAGTATATGATACGATATTTTTTCAGAACAATATTATACTTCCGGTGCTGGTCCTCGCAAAAATCCTTCATACCCAGTTTGCACTCGAAAATGGTCTGAGTGTCGATATTGAGAAAATCAAAGATGCATTTTTCAAACACGTACTGCACCGTTAACGATTCTCCATACTTCTTCTTCAACAGAGTTTCCCACCACTTCTCCTGATCCAACGAGCGCTCTTTGGCTATCAGAAAAGATTTAGCCCCTTTGTACTCAATACCACCCTCTTTTTTGATTCTCTCAACAATGTACGGAATATTAATGAGATCGTATGCCGATAGAAACTCTTTGAATTCAATTCTTGGGATACCACATTCTTTTTCAAATTTTTTTAACCATCTTACAGGAGCTTTAATGTTGTACGGATTCTCCTCCTCGTCCTCCAAACGAGCGTATATCCGACCTTTCAAATCTTCAATCATCTCCAGATAGAAAGTGTAACAACTTTTCTCAGACTCTGTCAGTGGTAACTCAACATCGTCCACCTCCTTAAGATTAAAGAACTCATAATCGGAAAGAAAATCTTTACATTCTCCTCCGGATCCGGAAAGGAAGTAAGGTCTTGGATTATATTCATTTATTCTATTATACAAATAAGTATGGCTTTCCTGAAACCAATCTTCTCCTTTCAACCACATACAGTACTTCCGATCTTTCAGAACATATCCTAATGTTTTACCCTTATATTTACCAAAGTTTATAGACTCATTTGTTAACATAATTTATCATTATACGTGATATTCTTTAGGTCAAAAGATTATAGTGTATAAGATAAATGAGTATAAAAAAGGTTCTAAAAGTATCAGTATGTGGTAGCAGTGCGGTGGGTAAATCCAGCATTGGTTGTCGTTTATCTGGTAAAGAACCGTATCCAGATCATGTCAGCACTATCGGTGTCGACTTTTTTATCAAGCACTTACCAATGTACGGTGCAAAAATTAATATATGGGATCTCGCAGGTGATTCCAGATTTCAAAGCATAACATATGCTTATGTCAAAGGTTCGGATATCCTAATCTTAGTATATGATATGTCCAGACTTAGTTCTATCAGAGAACTACGTGAAATACATGAGGCGTACAAGAAAAATAAAATACCTAAAATTCGTTCTATTGTTGTCGGTAATAAGTCAGACATGGATAACAACTGTATGAACAGTGGTATAAATTTCGCATTTCAATTAGGAGCCCCTCACATTGCAGTAAGTGCTAAAGATAATACAGGTTTTGATCAATTACTGGACACTATATTGTCACTTGCACGAATTGAACCACCAGACATGCCAGATGTTGAGGTTAATTATGTAAATATTAAGGATGTCATGAGAACATGTAACCGATGTATATTATCATAAATGGTACTATAACTTTTAAAGTTATAGTAAAAATATTATTAACGATGTTTTCTATGATATGCTGCCTTAATTTTGTGATTCTTAATTTTCAACTCCTTTACCAATCTCTCCAGATCACGAATTTTCTTCTCTAATTTTTGCTGATATCTAATGTTTTTTGGTGTATCTGGGCTTGGGAAGTCATCTTCAGACGATTCAGACTCTGTTTCAGACGACGAATATCGCATTGGTGATTCCGAACGTAATTTCTTAAAAACCTCTGGATGTTTACCAAAGTCTCTGTATTTTGTGAGAACATCTCGTGACACATTGGTTTTTTTTGTTTTATATTTCTTCTTTGACTGTTTCGCTCGTTCAACATCCTTTTCATTTTGACGTCGTAATATCTCTCGTTTCATTGTTCTTTTTGATTCACGTCGAGACTCTCGTCTAACCTCTTCTCGTCTAACCTCTTCTAGTCTAACCTCTTCTAGTCTAATCTCTTCCTGTCTAATCTCTTCTCGTCTAATCTCTTCTAGTCTAATCTCTTCCTGTCTAATCTCTTCTCGTCTAATCTCTTCCTGTCTAATCTCTTCCTGTCTAATCTCTTCTCGTCTAATCTCTTCTCGTCTAATCTCTTCCTGTCTAATCTCTTCCTGTCTAATCTCTTCCTGTCTAATCTCTTCCTGTCTAATCTCTTCCTGTCTAATCTCTTCATCAAGTCTAATCTCTTCATCAAGTCTAATCTCTTCAAGTCTAATCTCTCCTTCTTCAGAATCTCTCTCTTCTTCAGAATCTCTCTCTTCTTCAGAATCTCTCTCTTCTATTTGAACTAATGGTTTCTCCTCTTTTGTATTAACTTCCAGAAGTGAAACTAGCTCAACGTCGTCGTCGCTATCCTCTTCCTCACTGTCTTCACGGCGATATTTAGTTTGTTCTTGTTTTGATTTAATATTTAATTCCATTTTCTCTAACTTCTCCGTCTTACGAATACCAGATATAAGTTTTTTAATAGATTTTTCTTTATTAGAATGGATAATCCATCCTTCCCCTCCACGCATACGAGAATTTTTCCGGGCTCCCAAAGCTTTTAATGCGTTATGATGTTTTTTATCTCCTCTGATTGCAAGGCGATCTTTTGTATAGATTTCGTATGTTAACATTCTTTACATTATCAAGATGTTCTCCTTAAATATAATTTTGAATTAATATAAGGAATATCAGAATAATTAAAAAAAAAATGAAGATACGCCTTATAAATTTTCTTTGTTATAGCGATACCGCGTTTGAATTCGGTAGCGAAGGTCTAACACTTATATCTGGTCCAAGTGGAACAGGAAAAACCTCAATATTACGAGGTATTTTCTTTGCATTATTCGGAACAGGTAATAAGTTACAAGCTTATGGTAAAACATCTACCAGAGTTGAACTTCAATTCGACAAACTAAGTATAGTGAGAACAAAAAGACCAAATAGATTGGTATTAAATGATATTCATGAAGATCAAGCTGCTCAGGAAATGATAAATAGTTATTTTGGCAATACGTACAAAACCAGTGGATATATACAGCAAAGCAACCTGTCCAGCTTTATCTTAAAGAGTCCAAACGATAAACTGGAAATGTTGGAAAAGTTTTCTTGTCGTGATGTGCAAATTAGTGATATAAAAAAGAGGTTGAAAGTTGAAATGTTAAGTGCTAGGGATGAACTTACAAGTGTAACATCTCAACTCAACATGATTACACAGATTTTGACAGAAACTAAAAAACCAACGACCGTTGTTTTCCCAATAAAGTGCAGTAGTAAACAACGAGATAAAGTTATTAAAAATGAACGTACCAGATACAAAAATTCAGGTGTGCTGATTAAGAAAGAGGTTCGTAAGCTTGAAAGAGCACAAACAGAGCTGGTTGCCACAAAAGTTCTGGATGCCAATACGGAAAGTCAACAAAATCGTGTATCCGAACTTGAAGAACAGATTTCAACAGGAATAACTGAAAAGTCTGAGATGTCAACTGGTGATCTTCTAGAACATTATCAAACGATGCTGGCAGCTGTCAATGCCAGACAGGATGTTTATGATCTGCGCACCAGATATAGTAAAACTTTGTTAGAATTGGAAAAATTGACCGAAGATGAGACAAAAGATATGAATGACCAGGTAACAGAATGGAGTAACAGTTTATATACAGAATATAGTATCGAAGATTTGTCATCTACAATCTCTGATACCAAATCTATTATCAGAGATTGTCAACACTTACAACAGTTGGAGAGTGGTAGGGGAGGACCCGAACTTGTTGATATAGATGAATTGATTAATAAAATAAATACAAAGGAGACTTTGTTAGAGAAACGCCGCAAAGATTATCAGAGTCTGGAAGCATCACAAAATACATATAAATGTCCATCATGTTCTTCCTTGTTGAAAATGAAAGGAGTCATTCTTCACAAGTGCGAAGACGACATACAACTTATTTCTGGTGATTTAGAGTCTGTTCAGGATGATATAAATTGTCTTACCCGAGATGTACAAAAACTTAACAAGGAACGAAGTAAATATGATCACAGAAGGGCAGATAGAGAGGAGACAGAGGCACAAATAAATGATATACTTAAACAGTACGAGGAAAGACCTGTTCTTGAGGAACTGGAGGGTGATCTAGAGTATCTACTTGACTACAAAGCTTCGCAAAAAGAGTTAAGTAAAAAGCTTGATAAATTAACAAGTAAAATAGAGAGAGGTGAAATGTCCTCAGCGTGTGAAATGTTTAAAAAGAAGGTAAGCCAATTGAGAAGAAAACTCGATCAACTTGAAGGGGACTCTAGAGTTGGTGAGTCATTAGAAATCGAAGATCGCGATCTCTTAACAACTTTGATAGACAAAGAAAAGGATGACAAACTTTCAATGAGAAACTTGTGCAAGAATATCAAAAGAATGGAAGATGAGTTAAGCAATACAGTATCAGAGGTGAGTAGAAAAAGTGAGATGCATATTGAAACATACGGTAAAGTGAGAAGCGTTAACCACATTGAAACATATGTGAAAAAATACAAGGACGAAATAAACCGATTAAATACAAAACGTGAAGAGCATGCGAGTAATATAGAAAAGATTGAGGATTGGCAGAGATATCAGGAGAAACTGACAGCGTACAAGAAACTTGTAACACAGGCTGATCAACTCAGTCACAAAGAGAAGGAAGATCGTAAAAAATACGGAGCGATGATGACATTGAAGCAGAAAATCTTGGAAGCTGAGAGTTTGGTCCTACTTAACATAATTGATATTATAAATACGCACGCTAGAACTTATCTGGACGCTTTTTTCCCAGACAATCCAATATCAGTGCAACTCACTCCATTCAAGACCACTAAAAAGACCACTAAACCGTCTATCAGTGTGCAAATTGAGTACAAAGGAATGGAATGTGATATGCACATGCTTAGCGGTGGTGAATTATCACGAGTTGTCCTTGCATATACTCTTGCATTGGCTGAAATGTTTAACACACCACTACTTATGTTAGATGAATGTACGGCAAGCCTGGATCAGGATATGACAGGTGTTGTTTTCGACGCAATTCGTGATAACTTCAGTGGTAAACTTGTATTGATCATAGCACATCAAGTAATTTCCGGAACTTTTGACAAGGTGGTTAAATTATAGAAAAATCTTATACCAATTAAGGTATTAGATTATAGATTTCATGCTAAGTGTCTCTGAGCTGCACGGACTACCAGCACATATTACTTTGAGATTTTTGTTGTATTGACTTACTCCATATATGTAAGAAGGATCATTATCGAACAACAATATATTAGTTGTATTATATAACTTTCCGGTTCTTTCCATGGCTAGACCTTTGGACCAACCTGGCCAGAAAACATTTTCCGGTTTTTTGGCCAGATTTTTTAAGTAAGACTCTGGGTCGTTTTTACCTGCTAGTATGTGACTAGCCACATTATTGAAAGTGTTAAAATTATTGGTCTCCATCCAATCATACAGATTTCGTGGCATCCAATCATAACTAAGTAAATTTTCCGGAGTATAAATCCCTCCGGCCGTGGCTATACCAACGGCATAACCTTTATCAATGTAGCTTTGTACAACTTTCTCGTTTTCAGTGCCTGTTGTCAAAGTTCCATCAATATCAAATAAAATCAGACCGTTGTGAGACGGAGAGACAACGTATTTATATCTGGTGAATACTAATAATCCTATCAAGAAGAATATAAATAAACATACGACGAATAGTATCATTTATTATACATTTTTTTAATAATTAACTAGAACAAGTTGGTGTACTCCCATTGACGGGAAATGACCCCGTGTATTATGATGACCATTTATATACACACTACCTTCTTCCTCAACACATATTTTTTTAATAACCCATGATAATGGCCCTTTGTAATGTGTATGTATACCATTGTGAATGTTTCCTTTCACGAGACTTCCAATACGAGCTACTTGACCATCAGAAAGTGTTACGGTTAATCCGTCAGTGACATCTACTACAAGAATTCCAGACATTTATGTATTGTCAATATTATTTTTAATTGATACTAATATTAGTATCAATATGATATAGAATATATTACAGAGTATGTGAACTACCAACCAATATACTCAATTTGATGTGGTTCAAGAACATTGCAAAACTCTGTCCAATCTACAGAGTCGATTTTCTCTGTAAGTTTTCCCAACTCAACTCTTTGTTCAGGAGAAAGTTTGTAACGAGTTGTAAGTTTATCCAATTTTTTCAGTGCAAAGATAGCATCTTCTTGGCATGAAATACCGGTTGCTGGTCTATCATTATTATATTGAATAATTAATTGTTCCCGTGTAAATGGTGTGTATGTAGGAACAATACGTTGTACGTCCTCAACGGACGGATTATAAAAGCTTTGTAAGTATTTTAACATGATTTGTTTATTTTTCTGGAAAGTCTGATAAAAAAATCAAATTTATAAAACTTTAGGGATTTTCTTACCTAAAATAGGTGGATTATTTCTCTCATTTTTCCAAAGATCGTTAGATAATGGTGTAAACTCAAAATGTACAGGCCTTCCGTTATAACCGCCTCCACCGCAGTTATATCTAGATATCTCTTCTCTACCTTCTTTTGTACTTCTCATTTTTTTGCATATTTGTTCGTTAGGACCTCCATCAGTCATATATGCACCTCCACCGCACAGTTTTGCGGTCGTAATTTGTAAATTATCATTATTAGCCCATCCTGTTTCTAAAGTTTTGTAGCTCATTTATTATTAGTAAAATATATTTATTAAAGTAAATGGAAGATATAATGGAAGACGAGCAACCAATTGACAGTGATTGGAACTCTAAGTTGGAAGAAGCAGCACAAGGTATTGGTCAAGCAGCACAAGGTTATAAACATATGCATATATGGCAGGCGCAGAGAGCCAGTAAAAAACATCATTGTCTGATGGGAACTGGAATAGTAATGGGACCAATTGCTAGCGTTATATCTAGTATAGGCCTTGCTTTTGGTTTAACTGGTAATCCCACAATTTCAGTTGTTACAATACTTCTCGGTTTTATTTCTGGTATACTAGTGGCCACTGTTAGATTTGGAAAGTTTGACGAGGTTAGTCACGCTAATAAATCAGCAGCGGCACGATATACAAGTATAGAATCAAATGTTAGAAGGCAATTGGGACTGTATAGAAAAGATCGCATTGCAGCCGTATCTTATATGGATTGGTTGGAAACAAAGTATGAAGAGTTATTCATGTCAGCTCCGTTGTTACCAGCTGGCTCTTACACCAAATTTTCAATATACGCAAAAAAGCAAGGAATACCAATGCCTGCTCAATACGATCTTATGATAAGTATTAACAGTGATCACGAAGCTCATGAAATAATTAACACCCAACAAATTGAGGTAAAAATCGAAGAAGATAATGAAGAAGTTGAAGTTGAAGAAATTAAAAGAACAGAAATTAAACGGTCAAACACTATGTCAAAAATCCCACAACTCAATCAATGTTCTGATAAAATGCTGGCATATGAAATGAGGAGAATGATGGGTATTCACTAATTTTGACCTAAGAGATCATCTACATAATATAAAATGGAAAAAAATGTCGTAACAATAGATGACGGTTATCTTTTTGATTGTCCCCACTGTAGTGCGCCGATTCATGTATACAAGAACGAAACAAATTGTCGTATTTTTAGACATGGTCAACTGAAAAACACTTACAGTGTACAGGTTGTAACAACAGGTGTAATTCACGACTCGGTCATAACAACAGGTGGTAATGTGGGTGAAACAGTCAATTTTACCAATCCTGTAACAGGAGAGAAAAGTGAAGGTATAATACAATCTATTAACCAAGGTGGTCAAATACCCCCACATTCCTCAAAAATTGTCTGTGACCAGCTTTTATTGGATGGTCTAATTTGGGGGTGTGGAAAGCCTTTCCTGCTCAGTGAAAATATCGAATATGTTACTAAATGTGATTATATCTAAATTGATTTCTATAACCAACAATTATAGAAAAACTAACAAAATGACTAACCAACAAGAAAATCTGTATATGGTGCAGATTGAGGAAAATATGAAGGGTACCGGAAGATGGTACCATTTTGGGAGAGATCAGTATGATTATATACACAACGAACAAAAAGTACCAGGATCGTCACCACCGATATACGTTGGTGATAAAATCATAGGAGAGTATGTCCAAGTGGAAAATCCAATCACAAAAGATAGTGCTGTTTTTATGAACGGCAAATGGGTTGCCACAGACCCCCACTATACTTCCAACCCATCAGAAGTGATAGTTACAGGGTTAAATACATGTTTTGCGGTATTTGTTGTAAATAAAGCGGGGATTATAGCGCTTCACATGGTGACAGAGTCGAAGTTGCAACCACAACAACTCGAAAAATTGAAGACTATACAACGAATGATGAAAACCAAGAATTGGACATGGCAGGATACTCATGTAGTAATTATTAAAACATCAGACAAACATGATGTGTTATCGACAGACAACCAACTAAAAACAATCGACAATATTAATCTGTATTTTGGTATATGTGCTCTGGTTGGTGAAATAGATAAGGGGACTTGTACTGGTACCGAAGCGTTAATTTTCACTCCAGCATAACCAGCATAACGGTTTGTACTTTTCCTCAGCACCCAAATCTGGCTCCAGTGAACCTTCCTTGACAATAATATGTGATCCAACACAATTAATAGTAAATTTGCTATTAATAATCGCCTTATTGGTTTTACAACCACAGCAATCTCCCAGAAACGGGCTAACATCGTACGTAACCTCTTTAATCTGATCACACAGCTCGACCAATCTTTTTGACCCCGAAAAGAGCTGTGATCTATAGTCGGTAAGAAGTCCATAACATATTACTGGTATTTTATCGTGAGAAGCTATGTATCTTAGTTTTTCTACATTCTCCAACGTTAAGAATTGAGCCTCATCTACCAGAATAATATCAGCGGACTCTAGAAGGGATGAGCAAGATTTCTCTTCCGGACCAGCACAGTCCAACGGGAAATTATCAGGTTTAATCACGATATCGGCCTTTGCATTAAGACCTACTCTAGACTGAATCATATCAGCACCGTCTCTGTTGTCCGTTGAAGGTTTCATAAGAACAACATTTTTACCTTGTGAACGAAGAGTATAGGCTGTCATAAGAAGATTTGCAGACTTGCTGCTATTCATAGTACCATAATGGAATTTTAATTGAGACATTTTTGAATATATACTTTAATTCAAAATATATATTCATTTGTATTTTATTATATTTGAAAGACTGCACAGTTTATATATGTATTATCAGTGAGATGAGAACGTGGAACTAACTTTGACACAGATGTAAAAGGTACATATGGCGATACTCTAACACGATTCTGACAATTTTTGCAACCACACGGAGCAGGCATGTGCCTACCACGTAAAGGTTTCAGGTTTTTCGGTACAAGACATAACTTTAGCTTTTCCGATACAAAGTGTAAGTCGGTGTTCGGTGTCAGATTGCTGATGATCTTTGTTAGGTTCTCAAGACCGGCCAACCACGAGGGCAATACTTTATTGTCACTTTTTATGTCTAAACATACTCTCTCCAACTTTCTACACCCATCCAAACCTTCTAAATCAACGTCGTGAACGTGAAGTTCGATGGTTTTTAGATTTGGTAATCTCGACCAGTCAATGCTCAATTTACATCGACTCGAATCTGTAATACGTAATATCTCAGTTCTGGACCCTCTTGGTGGAGTTATTTTATTGTCGCCCATTCTGCACTGTGAAAATACGATTTCCTGTGGCCATTTGAACGGAATCCAAGCGGCAGGACTATTAAGTTGTGTCACGTTCATACCACGCAACGACTTAAGCTTGATATTCCCCCATATAAACATGAGATTCATGTAATCTGCGTCCATAGACAGATTAAGATGGCGAACATATCCGTGTTCACCACCCATATCCTTAAAATCTTTACATACTGACATTAGCGAAGTCATATCTTTGTTAGCATGTAGATAGTCCCATATTTCCATTGCCCATATTTCATCAGGAATTTGTTTAACCATTTCTTTTTAAAGTCTCGAGAATGTATTTTATTTCAACTTTATTTTTCTTTTCCCATTTAATTAACCTTTTTATAAAGTAAAAGATGAGCAATATACTTAGCGAATTGAAAAAATGGAGGAAAAGAAAGAAAAAAAAGGCGGGTAAAGATTCTGATGAAAAAAATAAACATCAGAATAAACATCAGAATAAACATCAGAATAAACATCAGAATAGACCAAATAAGCTGACTATTGGTAAGGTCGAAAGAGATCATGTCGAATATAAACTAATGGATGGGTTTCTTAGCAAAAGTTTGGTAGATGATCCTGAATCAATTATTGATAATACAAAGGTATTTGTTAATAAAAACACGAAAAGAAACAAACTCTTTTTTGGTGATTATGGTATATTGACTTTATTAACCATACCAGAGTATAAAGAGTTTATACGTTTATATTTCGAACAAGCTTCTAGACAAGCTTCTAAACTTCCTACTGCTTTTTGGGAATTATACAAAGAAAAACACAAAGAGATGATTAAATCAAAAATTAAGGGAAATAAAAAAGAAGGCGGTGAAATTATAGAAATAAGGCCAGATACAACGACAAATACAGAACATAGACCTTCAAAATATACAGGAGTGAATAAAAAGAATGAAGCTGTAGAATTAGGGTCTGAAAAAGATATTACTTTACCACCACCAAGAAGAAAAATAAAGGAGAAAAAAATCTATTCTCAGCAACAGACTAAATGCGCAAATATAATAAAATCAGCTCCGTGGTTGGAAGGAGATCACAAAGTTATTGGTATGTACATCAACCTAGTAACTAAAGGTAAATCCAACACAAAAATATATTATGATACCGATGATTATATTGAAGAGGAATTTGGGGGTAAGACTATCAAACTTTACAGGGTCAATAAAGAGTTCCTTCTTATGCTTTGTAATAGATACTCAGGTAACAATGAACAGGATGGTGATAATTTGATTGTTTATACAGATGAAGAAACAGTGCTACAATTCAATATAGTGTATAAAACTACTCTGAGTAAGAAGAAACCATTTGTGTTTGAGAATATTAAACAAAATGAAAAAGTTTTTAAAAGTCAGCGTGAATTTGAGAGAATTTCTAGATTAACACGTGCTCAGCAAATTGAGAGTTTGTTACAAGAACCAACAAAACAATCACTGATTAATATCGGAACCAAAAAATTATCAGATTCTTTACAAAAAGCAACTCTTGGGGTTAAACCATATGGATCGGATGGTACAATCACAAATTTTACTAATGATGTGATTAAAAATATTGATTCCACAACCAAGTCTGGTAAAGCTTTTACACAAAAGTTAGCTGTATTGTTAGCTATCTTAAATGACCCAGAAGCTAAAATGTTTAAGGATAGATTGATTAACAACTTGTACTCCCCTCATACACTACCAACTTTGACAATAGATCAGATGTATCCCGAATCAGTTGTCAGTCATATCAAACATACACGAAATAACATGAATATTCTCTCTGCAAAAATAAAACGTGTTGAAGAAGAATTATCTGCTATTTATTTTCAGCTCGAGAACCAGTCTTCTAGAAAACACCATCCAATGTTTTTGACATATGAAGGAAAAAATGTCCATAATAAATGGAGAGATAATTGTGTTAATAAGGATGATATTCAGCATATACCGAACGAGTATTTAATTCCGTACGAAGAGAATGAAAAAATATACTGTTTGGATATTCACCATACAATGACTGAATGTTTGTTTAATGATAAATGTGATGTGGTCAATCCTTCTACTGGAAAGACTATACGGCCGGAATTTCTGGACATGTTGAACAAGACTTTTAGTAACTTTTATGGTAAAAAAGTTGGAATGAAAGTTACCACTCCACCAGTTAAACAACCTATAATTGAGATTGCACAAGAAGATATGATCGCTCCTGGATTACTACAAATGGTTCTTGATAATATAGCTGAATGTGAGAGAGAATTGGAGGATGAAAATGTGGAAAGGTGTGATGCTATGGATGAAGATACCAAAGAATCATCTAACAGTGTGAGCGTTGATGTCAGAGAGGATGACTTCGAGGATGACTTCGAGGATGATTACGAGACTGAGGACGATGATGACTTCGAGACTGAGGATGAAGATAATTACGAGACTGAGGACGAAGATAATTACGAGACTGAGGACGAAGATAAGAAAACTGAAGATAAGAAAACTGAAGATAAGAAAACTGAAGATAAGAAAACTGAAGATAAGAAAACTGAAGATAAGAAAACTGAAGATAAGAAAACTGAAGATAAGAAAACTGAAGATAAGAAAACTGAAGATAATAAATGCGTGATATGTGGTTCTGGAGAACCTATTGTCAAGACTGTCGTAAAAGATAAGAATGGTGTATATGTAAAAACGAGTATATGTGCTCAACATCTTGATAAGAAAGATTCATGCATTAGTAAACATTTTAAAGAAAATGAAAATAGCACGAAATCGGGTGGTCGTGGATCTCAAGCCGATATCAAGAAGAAAAGGAAGAAAAAGGAGAAAAAGGAATTAAAGTAATACAAACTAATTCTAAATGATTAGACAGCGATTAGTATACCCTCATAGAATGACCCTTATAAATAATGGGACTTGTGATGTGTGTGAAGAGAAAAAAAGTGAAAACTTTATACGTGTTAATAAAAATACATACATAGGTATACAAACATGCAAGGACGACGAATGTAAGTCTCTTGGTTTAGAATGGGTAAAAGAAAGTGTTATAACAGTTGAAAATCTTAGGAAAGAGTTTGGTGAGAAATTCTATGTGCTTAGAAGCAGTGGTAAAAAAGAGTCTGGATGGGAAATGCAAGGGAATGCGTATCGCGACGGCGATGACAGTCCGTTCTGGGTATTTGTCAGGCACGAAAAAAGACGACAAAGTAAATGTGTATCCATTGTTGAATTAAGACGGTGGAATAAGTAAATAATTCTTATATAAGAATTATTTAAAATTATTATTTGTTCAGCGGCATGCAACACTTTTTCCATTTAAGTCCGGACTCACAAGGGCATTTAGTGTTACGACCGATTTTCTTCTTTTTGACAGGCTTCTTCGTTTGACTGTTACGAGCTGTGGTAATACCGAGAGTGTCCATTACCTTTGAAGCCAACTCACTGTTAATAGCCGATGGATCGGATATCTGATCTGATATTTTCATTAGTTGTTCCAGCCTTTCAGGTCCAAGCTGATCTGGTGAAATCCCAAACTGCCGTAACAGAGGGAGAATATTGTGTAGTTTGTCCATTTTTTATTAATAAAGTGTTATTTCTTTAACTTTAAAAATAAAATATTGTCATAATATAAAATATGTCAAATTTTAAAGTAGTTTCCCAAACGGGTCACCACAATAAACACCTAGATGTCGGTAGCTTAAGTGCTGGTTCCGGATCTTTTTCATCTGTTGATGGTAAATTGAGAGAAGGTACCATGGTTGGTTATACAGCTGCAGGTGTATTAGAATCAGAGGTTGCAGTTGGTCTCACAGCTACACCAAATTCTGCTACCGCCACAGCAACCACTGCGGTTAAATTACCACTCGGTGCAGTAATCACCCAGATTTCTGTTAAAAATGTGTCTTCTAGTTTAACTGTCACTAACACGTTTTCCATTGGTAAATCCAACACTTATAGTGGTTATCCAGCGGGATTATTATCCGAGATTACTGAACAGACTATTAATCTTGGTGCAATGTATAAAACAAACCTGGCTTCATTAACAGGTGTTGTTGCGACCGATGAAAGATTTTTAACTGTTTACCCAGAATATGCAACTGCATCTACATATGACGGGATGAAAGTAACAGTTTCGTATGTTATTTTAGAATAAATATTCCTCGCTTTTTATTTAGTTATAAATAAAAAACTATGACCGAAGATACTATGAGTTACATGACTCAAACATTCCTCACTTTACCAGAAACTATTGATATATCAAGAGTTAACAAGATGTTCAATCGCATAGTTCAGAACAGAATAAAATTAAGAGCTCCTGAAATTCTAAGATTACAAAGAATTATACGGTTGTGGCATCGTACAAGTAAACATACAAGGACAAGGTGTAATTCTTGGGTGAGAAAAGAGTATCATCCAGACGAAAGATATCTTTTTTAACTTAGTTCTTGCATAACTGATCAGAAGTTAAATATCTGTCTTTCTTATTTCTGCTTACCTTCTTAACAGGTTGTGCGAATTTATGACCCGAACTATTAAATAATACGAATAAATGAGGTACTGAATTTACAAGTCTTGGGGCAATGATTCTCTCCACAGCACCGTTATCACCATACGCATCCAAGTTAGAGTAGGATGTTGTCGTCGGTGTTTCAATTACACCATTAGGATAGTTATAATTTTGCATTTATTGTGGGCTATATTATTAAAAATGAAAATTAAAGACTTGTAATAACAAAATAGCAAATAATGTCCATTATAACAAGAATTATATATACAGGTGATAACTTCAAGAGACTTATCACATCATTCCTCAATAGAGGGAAACTTAAGGGTAAATACATCGATACTTTAACTTCTCCGGCAAATATGAAGTTATTCGGTCAAGCATTTACAGCGGCATCAGCAGATCCAGTCAAAAATTATGAAATATTTGAACAATTGGGTGATTTATCGGCCAATAAATTTATCGTATCATACGCGTACAAAAGATTCCCACAGCTTAAATGCCCAAAGGGTGTAAAAGTAGCAGCTAGATTGCGCATAAATTACGGTTCAAAGGAATCTTTTTCACAAATAGCCAATAATCTTGGTTTCTGGGAATTTATCTCAGCAGCAGAAGATGGTACAGACAAAAAGGCCAAATATCGAGTCAGACATAAAGATGAACTTCTCGAAGATGTTCTCGAAGCCATTATTGGTTGCACTGAGCAAATATTAGATGAAGAATATCGTCCAGGTGTTGGATACGCCATTGTTTACGATATACTCGGAAGTATATTTGACGAAATTGATATATCATTAAAGTATACAGATCTGTATGACGCAAAAACTAGGATGAAGGAAGTCTTTGATATGTTCGGAAATACTATAGGGACTTTTAAGTTTATTGATACTCGAACGGAAAGTATGGCCGTCTCAAGACTTTACCAAGTTCCAGTAGGAACATCTAGAAACCCATTAACATCAATGCATATGGGCGAGAAAGTTATGAGACCGCAAAAGTTCTGGAAACCGATTGGATCTGGTTCTGGTGTTAAAAAGGTAGATGCTCAGCAAATTGCGGCAGAAAAGGGTATCATAACTCTAAACTCTAAAGGATACACCAAACCTGTAGCCAACGAGTATCGTCTTTTTTGTAAGTAAGTTACTTACTTCATTTCTTCATATATTTAAATATGAAGAAAAAAATTTATTGAGGGTTATTACGACTATAGAATTTATTGAATTTATCACTTATCAAAACATTGCCCTTATTTTCTTCCACCGCATACATTGTAAAAGGATAAAGCCAATCCAGAGCAGGATATACATAAACACCTGCAGATGTTAGAACATTTGTAAGATCCATCAATTTTCCAATATCTTGAAAATTACTCTTACATGCATCGAGAATAATCTTATAATCTTTCTCAAGCTGAAGTTTTACTTGGGGAAGTTCAGAGTTCCCATCCAACGGGCTTATTAACCAGTTCCAATCTTTGGGTGTTGACTTTATAGCCCATTCAAATTTCTTTCGCATCGTTGAACTGTAAACAGCTTCAATAAGTTGGTTCGTTAATTTTGTGCCACGACCTTTTCCTTGTTTCTCAGCCCAAGAGACAACAATACGTGGGTCAATATAGTTAGTAAGAGATGTATTTATAGCGACAGCCATGACATTACTTTTACCGTCAATACTTTCCTTTTTTGCTACCACCCTCTTCTTTAATGACACAGTTGATTTACCAGCCTCTTTTGTAGCCTTCAGTTTAGCCTTGAGATCCTTGAGATCCTTTTTTAACTTCTTTAAAGATTCCTTGGCTTTTGCTGTTATACTTCTGGTATGGTTCAGAACCTCAGCTACTTTTGTGTTGGCTTCGTTGAAAAGACGTTTTATTGTCTTTTTAGTCGAGTTTTTTGGTATTTTTACCTTTAGCAGAGCGTTAAACATAATACTCGAACCAAGTCTTGTACGAAAAACTTTAGCACTGAAGTCAGCATCGAACTGTTTAAGATAGTTGTTGATACTGCTGGCAGAAATTAAGTTAAAAACTTGAACTTTACTAGTTCTACCGGTGGTTAATCTCTTCAAATTGGTATAGATTACATGGGGCACTTTAAATTCTTTTTTAAACTTGATACTGTCTTTACCCAGAAATTCAAACTTAACATTGTTATTTATTAAAAGTTTTACATGCTCCACTCTCAGAGTCGAAGCACCAACAGTATCGGCTTGATCATCCGATCTCTCATCTCCTGGTCGAATACCGTGATTATCGATGAGCCACAATACAGTACCTAATTGCATCTTCTCATCGTTGGTAGATTTTGCATCAAGCATGTAACCAGTTTTTACAAGTTCAATATGACGCTGTAACTTTCTGGCCTTCTCGTACTTGGAAAGATCAGATTGCCCCTTGAACTTTCCATTGGCGGAAAATTGCACATACTTTGTGTTTCCGGTAATACTGTCTTTCCACTTAGATAACCAGACGGCCTTGTGATCATGTACAACTTTACCCCATGTATGACCGGTTGGAGGAGTTGGTACTGGGTCATCTTTCCCTACATTGATTGTAACGTCCTCTGGGTTAACCTCTTTTTTGATCCTACCACGAAGAGGGTTCTTACCGCGCCCCATGAAAAATCCAACAGGTTCAACAGTAAAATTACCAACTTGCTCTTTATTTCCATCAAGATATGCATACATATACTCCCTCTTTATCTCTATATTCTCAACCTTCTTTTTCAATTTATCAGCATCAGTCGGTTTATTAGCCTTTTGCTGTCTTTCTAAAGAGACTAAGTTTTTCCAGCTTAGTTTGTTGAAAGACTTGAAAACAGCTTTATTTTTTGATGATAGATGTTTCTTAAAGTCATTCCAGAAGTTTCTATTAAACACACCATCTGTTGTAAGTCTGTCAACGACATCGCCATCCTTTTCACTAACAATTCTTTTAGCATAAAGCATAGCTAACTGTTCTTCCTGTGGATTTAATTTATACATACGGCCTTCGTACATTAATTTCCCTCCCAAAGGGGTATACGGTTTTGTAATATGTGGGAAGTACGGACCTACTTGTACGATACTAACCCATTTCTGACCTTTCTTTTTAGTGTTAGTATCGTTAAACCAAGTCTGGGTTCCTTCTATAAACTCGGCTGGCTTACCTAAAGTAAGACCTTCCCACTGTAGATGAGAGGATTTCAATCCCTTGTTTATTTTCTCTATGCGATCAATCTTCGCCTTACCCTTTGTATTGAGAACTATACATGTATTATTCTCTCTCTTTACAAATATAACCACAAAAGGAAAAGGTTTATCTTTTTTGTTGAACTTTGTCTTGCCTTTACCTATATAGAGGGTTTTTATGTATAATTTAAGAGCTTCGGGGTCAAAATCTAATTTTTCTGGGTTTATTATTTTAAAACAGTACTGTTTGCTCATTTATTGTAGAATAAGATTATTTTAGAGCCTTTCCTAAAATTTTCGTAAACCAAAATAAATTAAGTACCATCAAAGATGTTGTACTTGTCACCCATGCGATATCACACTTAGTGTCGTTGTCACAGATAAATTCGGATTGATCACTAAAGTAGCTAGTTGTTGGACTAATAAATAGTAGAAATATGATACATATAATTCTGTAATAGAAGAATGTCACAATAAATGAAAATTTAATCAGAAAGTGTCGATATCGTAAATACATGAGATTCAAAAATATGGTGGATATTTCTGTGTCAATAAAAGCTTTGGCTATTACAAGAGTTATCTCATCATTTTGACCTGAATATCGAACATTAAGAACGTACCCTATCATAAGGGTGAAAGTGTGGTGTAAAATCATATCCCACGTATTGTATGGTATATCAATGATACAGTAAACAAGTAACGGATACGTTACCAGAGTTATAGCGTGTGAATCTGATGGGTATAAACGTGATATAGATAGCATAGAGACGCACATAATCATATTAAATATCGTATTGATATTTGAGTAATTGTATAGCATTTACATATATACATGTAAATGTTTAACTATCAATGAATCACCGCAATGATGACGATTGAACATTGTCGCACCTCTAAACATTGAATTTATATCGGTTACACTGTCTGTGTTTAATCCAATAATAGAATGATTGAAGGAAACCGCCTCGTGAAACATTTCACTCATGTCTGTTACGTTTCCGGTTTTCATTCTCTGAATGGGCTTGTTGAAAGAGGTTGCTCCTTGAAACATACCAGACATATTTGTTACGTTTCTGGTTTTCATACTTTCAACCGGTTGATTAAAGGAGCAAGCATAAGAAAACATATTTTTCATATTAGTTACGTTTTTAGTGTTAAGCTTTTCAACCGACTGATTAAAGAAAGTTGCGCTGTGAAACATGTCGCTCATATTAGTCACGTTTTCTGTGTTAAGATGACCAACCGGTTTATTAAAAGATCTTGCTCCTCTAAACATATCACCCATGTCAGTCACATTTCTAGTATCCCAGCTTTTGACACCAGACTTAGAAAAACACCAACACCAATTACCCTTAAAACTATTACCACAACCCTTGTTATATGCTATAGCTCCGCTAAACATACCATTCATTGTGGTCACATTGCTTGTATCCCACATACTTATACTGTCATTAAAAGATTTATTACCCTTGAATAAGTCACTCATATTCGTGACACGAGTTGTGACCACATCATTTAGGTCAAAACCCTCGTCCTTATAGTTTGCGATAAGAGCCTGAAGCTCTTTTTTATTTATTGGATTCATAGACATTTTTTTTATAATTTAACACATTCATGTGTTAAATCTCATTTTTATAATTATCTTACCTTATGAATGTTAATAAGATTTTTACCAGCGTACATACCATTATCAATCTCGCTGCGAAAAAACACATACATGTTTCCATCATTTCCCTCACCTGTATAAAGAGCGTCTGAACCCTTAGCTCTGGGCTGCTCAGGTCGAGAATCAACTGCGCTTTGACGAAGACCCAAATTCTTTTTTTTCGTAGTTAGTCCATCAAGTCTCAGTTGATTCAGCCGGGAACCTTTTTTATTAGCCTTTTTCAACCTGATTCTTGTCCTTGTTGGTTGGCGTATTTCTTCGTGTTCGAGTTGGTTTTTGCATATTCCTCCCTGATTTTTTAACTTCTCTATATCAGAACTTGTGTGATGATTTTGTTGCGAAATCCAATCAGGATTTTCAATTCGTTCGCCGTCGGGACTACGAATCCACTCTGGCATTTTTGGCTCCCACACGCAAGACGAATCATTACATGTTTCGAGATCTTTAATATTTTCACAATAGAAAATCTTAAAATTATCCGGGTGAACAGATTTCCAATCTTTGTGTGGATATTTTTTACTCCAATTTTCCCATCTTGCAGTCGCGGCATCGTATCCCTTTTTACCACGCTCGTAGTAACCATGTGTTTTCAAAGCCGGTTCCTTTGATCTTAGTCGACGTTCAGTCATGTCTTTGTGAAATTGTTCAACTCGTTTAGTAGCCTCCTCGTCAGGTGATGTTTTAGTTTGTCCATTTCCCATTTTTATTAATATGTATTAATAAAATTTTTTTTAACGATATTGTACAATACACTTGTTGTTTAGAACAAGATGCATAGCCTCAAGATCTGTGTATCTGGAAGCGTACTCAGGATAACATGGGAATACAGTACTGCAAGCTGACTGAAAACAATTATTTGGATATGAAGGATATTGTTTCAAATCAGGTTCAGACACTTTGTAACAACTGTCTTTACGAGGACGCCATCCCGCTTCACGCTCAGCAACTATAGGAATATTTGATTCAGGCACCCCACGAAAATATCTTGGATACGGAAATGTATCGTGATCTGTCAGAACTTGAACAGAATCTAATATAGTTGCGTGATGAGGTTTCGTACCTTTCTTAAGTTCTATCTGCTTTCGAATACTATTTATGTTATGTTGATTCACATCAACTGTGAATTTACTAGCCATTTATTATTAAGTTATATTATTTTTAATCCATTTCTTCAATATTATTAAGCATAACTTTGTACACGTACCAACCAAGTGTGAGGAATTTTATAGCCTCTTCTTCATTAAATTCTGTGTTAACCTGCTCATGTAATTGATACGACATAAAGAACTCACTAACTTTTTGTAGCTGCTGCTGGTTTAATTCGTCCTTCTCTAGTGAACATGTAAGATTTTTTAAAAAACCAATTAATCGTTCTTCCATTTCTTGTATTTACCAGAACTCTTTAAACATAACTTATAGTAACAACAAGTGTAGAAGAAAAAATGAATACCTTTATAAAAGTAGGTACAGACTGTAGTGGGATAGAAGCACCTATTCAAGCTCTTCGTCAACTTGAAATTTCATACGACCATGTATTTAGTAGCGAGATCGATAAATACGCTGTACAAAGTATACGAGCTAATTATCACCCAACAACCATTTTTGGCGACATTACCTCTCGCGACAATGATGAATTGGGTGATATCGACTTATACATCGCTGGATTTCCATGTCAACCATTTTCAACTGCTGGAATCCGTAAAGGTTTTGGGGATAAGAAGGGGAATATTTTCTGGTCTTGTCTTGATGTTATCAAAAAGAAGAAACCAAAGTGGTTTATTCTAGAGAACGTAAAGGGTCTGATGCACCACGATAAACAAAAGAAGAGCGACAAGTATGGCAGAACATGGACTGTTATTTGGAATTCTCTGCAACTATTGAGGAAAGACGGTTACACAGTGAAATGGAAACTGATAAATACCAAGAATTACGGTATCCCACAAAGTCGTGAACGAGTCTTTATGGTTGGAAAGTTGAACGGAGATTTTGATTGGCCTCCTGAAAGTCCAATGGATAATATTATTGATTACGTGGATCATAGTAACACAACACGAAAGGAGTGGGGTCGTAGGAATACAATGGATAATGTACGACCAGATGCAGTATTTATTGATGTCGAATTCCTACATTACACCAACTTTCCAAATTCTCATAAAGTTTCCCCATGTGTACTGGCAAGACCTTGCGCTCTCTGGTGCGTTCCATATCATCGCTACGCTACTTGTAAAGAGCATCTAGACTTGCAGGGTTTTAAAGATTTTAAGCAGGTTGTCTCCAATTCTCAGATGAAAAAGCAAGCCGGTAACAGTATGAGTGTAAACGTTGTTGCTGCAATATTGAATGAAATATTATAAAGTTGAATGAATGTTTCAATTAACAGCACATAATCAAATAATGTTAAACAAAATTAATTCAGGTATATTTATTATCTCCCTTTTTATATTATCATTTGTTATGGCAGAAGAAGATTATAATAATATAGTAACAGAAATTGTCACTGATCTGTTGGTAGGGGTTACCGTTAATTTTTGCATATCTTATTTTTTCTGTAATATTTTACTTGCATTCATCTTTGTTATTTTGGGCTTAACTATAATTGTTGGTATTTGTAATGGTGAGATCGGACGCAATGAAATTTTTAATTTCAGAAATGCTCGTCGTGGACTAACAGTCGGAGTAGGGAGAGAGTTTGCAAGAAGACATTTTTCTAACTAACATACCATATACAAAAAGTATATGGTATCTTTAAAAATTGAAGTTGAAATAAACAAACAATTTGAAATAAATAACAAAACATGTCTGTTAAAATTAGATCAGAATATAGACTAAAAAATGAACGAGAACTAATCGGCCGTATTCTTCATAAAGACGTATTTTTGGGTAAAGGTGGTAATCATCACATAAGAGGTGTGACATCCCCAACTCAGACAAGCAAGACTCGTTGGATTATTGCACAGGCTCTTATTGCAGTAACAGAAGGGCGTAACGCGGTTATTGTGACTCGTAATTTTAACGGTGACGAAACACAACTTATTAAACGCCTGAAGACAGTACAAGAAATAATGCAAATCGAATTGGATCCCACTTACAAAATCAAGATTGCAAACTCTCAAAGAAAAATTAAGAATGTGACAAAAACACTTATAACATCTCTGGCTAATTCCACACAATTACAAAGAGTGGTTGACGCTGATAAGGGTAGTTACGATCTGTTTATTGATGAGGCTGACGCATCTGACTATGGGAAGGAATCCAAATCACAGGAAGACGTAAAAAGAGCTCTTGCTTTTGATATTCTAAAGAAGAGTTCGTATAGGACTTTTTGCATATCGGCAACACTAATGGGTGTTGTCCTTAATGAACCAACAATGAGAGCGAATGACCTCATACGTCTGACCCCTCCCAAAGATTACAGAGGTTTCAGTGATATCGCCAGTAACATGAAGATTTTGAAATTTCGTGTCAATGGGTTTAACAGAGCCAGATCATGGGATAAGTGGCTTGAATACGATCCAAATATGTTGCCATTTTTAACTGAGTTTAGTCAACGAGATTCTCATGTCGTTGGAGCAGGGCAATCAAACGGTCTTAAATTACATCCACAGATTTGCCTGTTAAATGTGACTATGTCAATGGAATCTCATGAGGAAATCGTTAATGGTATAGCAGATGACTTGAATTTGGGCAGTAAAATTGTGGTAATTGGTTTGAACGGTAACGGTATATCAATGCATATACCCGGAGAGGAGATTATTAAGTTTAGACTTGAAGAGACAGAGGAAATTCTTTCAGTCACTCCATGTAAGTTTACCAAAAGTAGAAGACTTACAATAAGCACTGCTTTACAGTATATTTACAACTTAAATAATGCTGATAATCCAGGTCATGAAGATATCGATAAACCGCTTCGTTTTCCTCGAATTATTGTGGTATCTGGAAAGTGTGTTGGTAGAGGTATTTCTGTCGTGTCGAGAGACTATAATTATCACTGTCCAACCATGTATTTCACACCATCTGCAACTATGAATATACCAAACTTAATACAGGCCATGGGACGTTTATGTGGTAGAAACAGAGGTAAAGCAATTCTTGAGTTACACGCAACAACTGAGGTTTGGGATTGCCTGCATCGCGGTCTGTTATCAGAAGAAGAATTGCTAACAAGAGCCACACAATTTCCTTCGGGGTCACTTGCTGATAGTGTTCGCTCTATTCCTATTAATCGGTGCAAAATACCAATCGCTCGAAGATCTCTCACAAAGGGAAAAGATAATACGAGAAACACTCTAAATCTGGTTAGTGGTGAGGATGGCGGCCTTGAGTTCAAGGATTACCTACTTATTGACTCATCTAGCGAGTTACCAATCACACTTACGGGATCATTGGAGAAGATGTTTGAGAAGTGGTCACTTGCTGATAACAACACTAAAATCGCCCGTACAGCCAGAGCAATTGATCCTGAAGTAATTTACGACATTAAAGATTGGCCTAAAACTTTTGTAAGAGCAAATGATATCTCTATATCCGAAAAGACTTTGAATTCAAACCAACATAAACCGTTTATGCTCAAGCAAAGTGGTCTTCTTTGCGTACATCCAAATCTGGTCGAACTTTTTAATCGGTACTTTCATAAATAATAAAATTGGAAAATTTTGATAAATAACAGAGATTAAACAAAAATGAACATTTTCTTCTTACATTTAACCCCATCTATATGCGCAATTATGCATGTTGATAAACATGTCATAAAAATGATTTTGGAAACCACTCAGCTTCTTTGCTCAGCTTGGCATACAATTGATCCAGAACACAAGATTTACACACCTTGTTACAAATTAACACACCGTAATCACCCTTCGTCAATATGGACTAGAGAGTCAACAGCAAACTACAATTGGTTATGTCAGTTGGGTCTTGAATTATGCAAAGAATATACTTACAGATATGGAAAGACTCATAAATGCGAACAATATATTATAAGTCTTTCAAAAAATATACCACTTTTACCAAGTAACAAATGGACTACACCAAAACCTGCAATGCCAGAACAATATAAATGCTCAGATATAGTAGATTCATACAGAAATTATTATTGTTTTGAAAAACACAGACTTCATAGTTGGAAAGGTAAAATAGCCAGTAGACCTATACCTAAATGGATATTGGAGTTGGAGAATTATTTCTAATACTATAAAATATTAGAAAGAAATGATATAAGGGAGCAAATAATGAGTATAAATGAAAAATACTTTTATCAGTGATGGTCTCACTGGATATAGACCTCAAATTAATACTGTCATACACTTACCTGGTACAGCTATAGACATATATGACAATATTTATGTCACATACAATTAAAACAGAACATTGTTAGTAAATCGATACCGCGACTCTCCATGTTTCAAGTGTATAAGTTATATCTTGTTAATTCCGTATAAATTACTTGTACTGTGTACATTTTTCTTTCCTTTCTTTTGTATATTTATGGCAATAATTGGACCGATATGTAAATAATTTTTATAAATGTTTAATTTATAAAAAAAATGATATATAAATGCCAAAAAGAAAGTGTAAAAACGGATTACTTAAGACCCCGGTTAAGACTGCCAAGGGCATGCGTTACTGTAAAAAGTCTGTACGTAAGTCAAAGCGTAAAGTCGGTAAGAAAAAATCCAAACGTAAAAAGTCCAAACGTAAACCTTGCAAATCCAACCAGGTTCGTAACAGATCCACTGGACGATGCCGCAACAAACCTGTACGTAAAAAGTTTGTACGTAAGTCAAAGCGTAAAGTCAGTAAGAAAAAATCTAAAAAGCGTAAAGTCAGTAAGAAAAAATCTAAAAAGCGTAAAGTCAGTAAGAAAAAATCTAAATCTTATAGATGGTTAAGTTATTCTGCCTCAAATAAATACACAAAAGAGGCAAAAAGATTGGGGGTATCTAAAGTAGCTAGAAGTAGATCTGGTTTTATGGGTGTATATAAACGTAAAAGAACATCTAAAATTATGAATAATTATGCGGCTTCAAAAACACTTACATGGGGTGAAAAGCGTAATGCTTTTATCAAGAGACATATGGTTCAATATGTAAAAAAGCCAACATACAGGAGATGGTTGGCTTTTGCAATGTGGGCTTATAAACCTCAAGGAAGTAAACCTCTCCCTAAGTAAATTATTATTTTTTGTTAACTTGAGTAAATGAGATGTTTTTTACTATATCTGAAATATATAATTTACTGAAGTCTTGATTGTGAGTCCGGAAGTCTCTCATCGGTATTACCTGATAACCCGTTGACGTATGTTTTTATATAATTCAAGGGACTTCTCAGTGTTTCGTACACATTTTCCACAAAACCAATGTGAGAATCCATTCCGCCACAACTTTGTTCAATCCGTTCAAGTCTCCCCTCTATTCTTGAGAGTTTATCCAGAATCAAGTCAAGTTTTTGTTCTGACATCTTTTTTTTGATTATTCATTCAACTTTAGATTACTTTTTTAAGTGTATAATTATATCTTGTCAATAATCGGTCCGATATGTAAATAATTTAATAGTACCTTGTAATAAATGTGGCGATTTACAATTGGACTAGCGTCCGGATTGTATATAGGAACATATTACGAATGTAAACCTCTACTTGCTAATGCACAGGAGTTCTGGAATAAATATTTTCCAGAGAAGAAGAATAAATAGTATATCTATTTCTAAATTTAGAAATAGATTAATTAGTGTGTTTTTAAGGTTAAACAATCAGCAAACCAACCACCTACTGAAAGAAATATTACGATACATAAGCCGATATACTGATTATTATTTATAATTATCACATCATGTTCTGAATTAGTTAGAAGAATAAGAGCATACCACCCAATAGATGATACAATTAAAATCAAGAATAAAGCTTTGATTCTATAAGCATTAAATATTCCCATTACTTTTTATATAGATCGTAAATGTAAGTTCCACGAGCTATGGGATTAAGTTTATTAATAACTTGTAGTTTGTCCTTTGGTATTTCATAAATATTAGTGGTCTTATTCAGGCTATCCAAGATAATTATAGATGTTTTATCAGTATATACATAAGTATCATCGACGTTTGTCTCTACAGCTGCATAAATCTGCTCAACAGATTTTAGAGGCAACTTTGCATACTCTTTCTCTTTCCTCCTGGTATTTGAAAACATAACATCAAACAGAATTCCTTCCATTCCACGAGCCATTAGTAAAATACCACAGAGCATCTTCTCGAAATTAAGACCAACAGTTCTACAGAATTTAACAACTGAATTTATTCTTTCTATAACTTTTCTTTGAAAATCAATAACAGCTGTTTCTCTAGTTGTGGGATCTAAGTAAGCAGCTGTTACAAATCTTGCTGCGTCAACTAAACCCTTGAGAATATAGAGATTGTAGTAGTGAGAAGAGATTTGGTTCTCAATCTTAACCCACTCATCGAGAAACGCCATGTAACTGGTATGAACGTTTGAGTAGTTTTGCTCCTCTAACGGAAGTATTACAAGTGACTGTATTAAGTCCAAACAGTAGTGTTCGTATTCATCAAATAATGTTGATATCTTATTATACTCACCTATTAACTCGGCAACACAGTCGGCAGCGCTTTTCTTACCATTATCCCATCCACTCATCCAGTCAATATCGAGTTTTCCAAAAATATTTTTAATAACTCTTCTGAATCTTTTACTCTTTTTACTCTTACGTTTCTCTTTAATTTCTCCGGATACGGTCACTAGGAATAATTTGGGATCTGCGATTGGATCAAACTGATTACTTGTAAATCCAACATCTGTATGACCCATACTAGGCCACAATGGACCATCATCCATGCTTTTACTGTAAGAGAAACCAAAGTCGATAATTATTGGGTACAGTCCGTGTGTAGGAACGCAAAATTGATTCTCCTCATCCAACACATAGAGAAAAACGACATCTGGATTACACTTTTTCATCATAATATTATTGGAGTGTAAATCGTAGTGGGTGAAATTCTGACTTCGTTGAGCAAATGCTATTGCTAACAATACCTGTTTAATTGTGGCGTATAGGGCGTCCTCTTTTACGTCGGCGCGAATTATATTATATAATTTTGTAGTATTCTCAAGATATTCACATAACATTACCTCTTTAACAACAGTGATCTTGGCTTCCTTAAAAGGATTTCCGCTCTTTCTGCATTCTGGATTTACCTCACACTCTATTGTACCAACACCTTTGCAAAAATGAGGACAGAAGGGTGACAATTCATTGAGACCTTCGTGATGCACAAGATAGTTTAAATATTGAGATATTTTAAATACATATGTCGGACCTTTTTTTGATTTAAGAAGACCCACAAGACCTTGTTTGCCGGGTTTAGGAAATGTTTCCTTAAATTCAAGCCATTCTTTCCAGGGTTTTTCTCTATGTTCATTGTAATGGTTAACTAATTTCTCGTATGACATTTTATTACTCCATACTGTAGACTTTAAGTGGTATACATTACTTAAACATAACACTATTATTTACTAAATGCCCACAAGTGAAAAGTCAGATAGAAAACTGTCAAGGTCTGTTCGTCTTAAAAAGTACGAGGTTGTATATCGACGAATAAATTCAAATATCAAAAGTAAATCGAAAGTTAAGGTGAAGGTTAAACCAAAGGTGACGAAAGTTAAGACGAAAGTTAAACCAAAGGTGACGAAAGTTAAACCAAAGGTGACGAAAGTTAAGACGAAAGTTAAGACGAAAGTTAAACCAAAGGTGACCAAAGTTAAGACGAAAGTTAAACCAAAGGTGACCAAAGTTAAACCAAAGGTGACCAAAGTTAAACCAAAGGTGACCAAAGTTAAACCAAAGGTGACCAAAGTTAAACCAAAGGTGACCAAAGTTAAGACCAAAGAGGATGTTATTTGTAAATTGGTAACAAAACGTAAACTCACAGAGTACCAAAAATATGTAAGGAGTGAGAGTAAGAAGTTAAAATATAAAAGTATGATCCCAAGTGACAGAATGGGAGCAATTGGTGCCTCTTGGAGGGCAATGAAATATAATTAATGAAATATACCAAAAGTAAACCATATAAATTACGAAGAATTAAAAGGACCCGATAATTTATCAAATTAAGTACTACTTTATTTTTATCTTGTAATAAACTAATATTACAAGAATTATACAGTTATGGACGTAAAAATGATTTGTTTACACCCCCACAACATCGATTATTATCTATAAACCACGATGTGTTTGTATATAATATATATAATTAACACATAGGTAAATAAGTGCTACAATTACAATAACTCCAACCCAAACTCTCCAATGTTTATGAACTTAAATGTTTATAATCTTGCTTGTTTCATATGTTCTTGAAGCCAAGTGTGAGAATTATATGTCTACAGATAATTATCTCTTGTAGAGAGTCCTACTCGTTCTAATTGTAATAGTCCTTTTGCCGCTTTTGCCGCTATAGCCGCTTTTACAAGACAATACACACAGCAAATAAATATCAAAACGTATACTACAATTATAACAATTACGATATTGACCCATTTATCTTGTTTCTGCCAATCAGAATTTCCTGAATTGTTTGTCACATTTTTCTTCCATCTGTCAATGACATACTTTATAGCAAAGTAGGACATTAAAATGCATATAAACATGACAACTAAATGACAAATTGTTTCTTTTTTCATTTTATATATATAAAATATAAAATATATTTTTTTCCACGGACTTAAAAAGTAAAGTCTTTTCCAAATAAATGTCAACGCAAATACAAGATTTACCAAATGATCTCGTTAAACAAGTAGAGTTAGACTATGATGATCTACAGAGCATAGTAATGACTCTTTCAAATACAACAGAGGATAGACTGAAAGCAATGAGAGACTGTTATGATCAGGATGAACATAGAGCTATTGAGTGTCTCAGTACACTAGTCAGTCAATATCAAATGAGTGGTATTAAGAATATTGAGATATTCCTGCGTGGAATGTGTGAAATTGTGGAGCTACCTTCTTTTTTCCGTCTCGAGGCAGCCAAAGCTCTTATTGAGTATGAAGAGTTAGAGGATAGCGACGATGAGGAAGAGGAGAACGAAGATGTTCGAAGACGTAATAAAATTCGTCAGGATATTGGAGCTCATGGTCTTGAGGCTATTTGTCTGACTATGGGTGAAATACCAACTCCTTGCAGAGTAAAAGCTGTCTGTCTTCTGATGAGATATGAGTCACACTCAACAACGGCGGATAAATGTTTTAAATCATTAGTTAATGATACAGAGTTGGAGTGTGATTTTCGTTACAAATGTATACTCGACCTTGAACATAGAGGATCGGACGACATGAAAGAGAAGCTGTCTAAGGAGTTCGACGACAAAGAGTTTGTCAAGTATATATACGAGGAACACAAAGCGTTAATCTCACGTGAGTTTCCTAAATTTAAACCCGGAACTGGCAGCTTACCCTTTTTTAAATTGGTTCTCAATCATATCTCATATTCACAATTACTCAAGACGTTTCGAGGTCGTTTTATTGATGATTCGCACAGTTACGAACCCTTCATACAAAGTGCTCAAATGTCATTTCTGATGACACAAAGTAACTACACATCCTACCGGATTTTAGCATGTCAATACATTCTGCAAAAGTTTACTGATTGTAAGGACGAAGTATATAATGTTCTTCTCAGTTTTGCAGAGGACACTGAGCTTGATTACAATATTCGAGCTGATGCTACCGATGTTCTGATGCAACTGGGTAATGACAAGATGAAAGCTCGTGGGCGTGAAATAATAATTGAATTGGGAGAGTGCGAAGGCAGAGTTGATACAGTCTTTGACAATGCTCAGAATGTTCACACAGAAGAGGTTGAAGAGTCTGTGGCGGAGGTGTTGGAGTTCTTTGCAACTCTACCTACATTGAAAGTTGGAAAGTTACCTATTGAGTTCGCTTATGTTAAGAAACATGTGATGAATATGATGGATAAATTAAAAAGAGACAGAATAAGGATTAATACGGAGGACAAAGAATGCAAGTTCTGCTGTAATAACAATCTAATTAAAAATTTCTGTTCCGATGAATGCTCCACACTTAACGAAAGTTCAGTGCTTATAAATCTCTCTCTCAATCGCATAGAAATGGACAGGGCGTTGTACTCAAAGTTTAACAGCACTTTGGTCAATATTCTCATAAAGGTGTGGACTTACATCACAGGTCACGAACATGAGATTGAGATGAGAAAAAGACTTCTTCAGGAATTGGAAGAAATGTCAGGAACATGTTCTTCTGGTTACGCATCTCGCTTAATAAATGTTATCTCCGGATTTGGAGAGTTTAGTATTCGTATATCATGGGGTGATCAGATAAAGGCAAACTTCTCTGGTAGATTGAACGCATCTGCACGTAAAATTACTTCTGAAGATAGCGTCTTTAGAAAAGAGCCGTATTTGACATCTTTGATTATGTTGTGTCTGAACGAGGATCAGATTGCAAACGGAGATGAAAGTACCAAGGCTATTATTCTTAATAAACATTCAGAGAATCACCCTAAGAAAATTATGACTGAGCAAGAGTTGGTGAGTGAATATCTGGGTCAACCGGTAAATGAAGATATTGTAGAATATTGCATCGAACAGCTATCAGAGAGCGTTCTTAGTGAAATTATGTTACCTTCTTCTTTGTCAGCTCAACGACAGTATTTCAGTCTGTTTTTTAGAACCAGTGCCTCTTTTATCAGAGAAGAAATGTATGGAGAATTCAAAGATTATATGGACGATAACACATTTGATCTGTTTATGCGGAAAGGGTTAATGCACTATGAAGGTATACGGTAAAAATATTTAAAAACATTATAATAAATGATTAGTATTTGCAAAAAAACAGCTCTTCATCTACGGACTTTGTTGAAAGATACCGGTCATAAGCACATATTACTCAGAGTTTCCGGTGGGGGGTGTAACGGGATGAAGTATAATATCACCGCTGACTCCGACCTACCTGAAAAAGGCGATGATGATATTTTAATTAATAACGTTCCAATCAGAGTATGTGGTAAGAGTATCATGTACTTGATAGGAATGGAATTAAACTGGGTAACAGATGCCAGAGGCTCTCGTATGGAGTTTGATAATCCCAACGCTGCATCGTCTTGTGGTTGTGGCGAGACATTTAACGTCTAAAAAAAACTCAATTGAATAAATAATTATAATATAAATTTATATTATAAAAATGTGGGTTTCTCTGGATAAAAGAGTAGTTATTGACTACAATAAGATTTTACAAATAGAACATGTTAAATTGTGGCTTTCGGGGTTTACGTGAAAGAGTGACTGAACCGTTGAGAGTGTCTATTTCCAGTTTTTTCCGGTATTTTACCATACTTTCCTCATATTTTACCATACGTTCCTCGTAAATAATCACATCGTAATGATATTTTACAGATAAGTATATGGAAAATACACCAATACCAGCGAATAATGATATTTTATTCTTATTTTTACTCTCTGGGTTTTTACATGAAGTGGTCATTCTTTTATTCATAGACACTTTTCGTGCCATTGTTCTGATAGAAAACATTTTATATTTATATATAGTTGTTTTAAGCTTGGAAAAGGGGTTCAAAGAAAGATGATTATAAATAAAGCAATATGAAATCTATAAGATTAATTTTTGATATTGGTGCGTTTATGTTACCTGTATTATACCCTTTACCAATACTAATAATGTATACATGTATACACGTGTGGTATCCATGGGTTGTATATTTGCCTAAAAAACTTGATAATTATCAACACCCTTTGAATTTTCAAATACCTGGTACATAAAGTATGTATTTACATAAAATTATTATTTTTATGTAAATAAATGATAGAACAAGTTTTACTAAATGTTATTAATAACAGTAACAGAAAAATCTATACATCTTTCAGTGTGATAGATGATAACAGCGGTATTGCTTATAAAATTACAACAGACTCCGGTAAAGATAAATATCCTCAGTTTGTACCACCAGTTATACAACCGGCAGATTGTAATTGCGCAACTGGAGTATGGAAAAAATGGAAGACGAAAGACGAAAACGATATAATGTCATGTACAGAAATTAAAACACCTATATTATTACAAGTAGAATCAGTCGAAAATAAACAAGGTTTATACAAAACTATCAATGAAATATACTTTTCATATACACCAGGATTTAAAGGAGGAAAAGAAGGATACTTTTCAAGTATAAAAATCAATAAACAGATAGATATTAAATATCCACAATACACTCTTAACACTACAAATGACACTTCTTTGTGTAAGAACAGTGATAGTTCACCGGCAACAATTTTATTTATAATTGCAATTGCGGTGCTTATCATTGGAATTATGGCGGGTGCAATCATTCTCTTTAATCTTACCACATCTCACAATGACAAAATTGGTTATTTTGCTATTGCATGTGGTATAGTTTCAATAATACTTGTTGGTGTAAGTATTACAATGTATAAATATAATCAATAATGAAAATGAAAATTTTATAATACTAAATGATAGGTATTATAAAATGTCAACTATATGTCAATTATTTATTATAAATGATAAAAATACCAGAAGAAATGCCTTAATAAAACTTTTAAACGAAATACAAGGCTCAAGTTCTGAAGATAACTTGGAATATTCAGCGCAGTTATCTTTTATGCAATATGTCGCACTTTACTGTGTAAAAACTAAAAACGGAAATACAAAGTTGGCTGAAAGAATTTTAGACGACATACATCACACTGTATACAATTCTTTTGACGGGAATGTCACACTTACGTATGGAGATGTTGCAGAATCGCACGCTGGTATGCAACAAATGGGGGAAAGGGCTGAAAAAGGTTTTTCGTATGAAGATCTTATGAGAGCAAAGGTATATTTTGAAACAAAAGGTATTGAAACAAAAATAATTCATTTAAATAACTTTCTTCCAGTTTGTGAACCTGATGAAGACGACATGAAAGAGGTACACGAACTTGGTTTGGCTAGGACAGATAAAGATAAACAGGCGTATGTCCTTATTGCTAGAGATGGTGTTAGTAAACTTGTTGATAGCCCAAAAGGTGAGTCGTTATTAACAGAAGTCTTATTTTACCACTGGGATGCTCATTTTTTTAATGTAAAAAAGAAAGCAGTGCAAAATAAGAATGCGAGAAGTAACTTAAATTTTTCTGTTACAAGACAGGTAGCGACTTATGAAAATTATGAATTAAGTTGCGATGAGAATGGAAAAGTGATACCAGCTATTGGAACTAATGTAGCTTTTTCAGATGTACCAATATTAAACAAATTACGCTCAAGTTTTGCTGAAGCTATTGGTCCAGCGGCTGATAATCTTCAATGTGAGGGGAACTTATATAAGACAGGGACGAAAAAATCAAATGCGACAGGAATTGGTTATCATGGTGATACTGAGCGTAGAAAAGTTATTGGATGTCGTCTTGGTAACAAGTCAATGAATATGCATTTTATGTGGTACTATAATAATTTACCTCGAGGTCACAATATTTCTTTTACTCTAAACCCAGGAGACTTGTATATGATGTCCGAAAAGACTGTCGGTACAGATTGGAGACCTAACAGGGAAATGTGTTGGTACAATAAGAGTTATGTGTTACGACATGCAGCAGGTGCAGCTAAATATACAAGTGACACTACCGCTATTAAACTCGATAAGACTTTCAAATGGGATAAAGACACCGACATAAGTTTGGCATCTGTAAATCACAGGAAAAAAGGAAAGTGTTGGAAAAAAATGCCAAATTAAAAAGAAATATGTAAAACTCTGCTTTTTGGTGTAACTTGTGATAGTCCTCTCGTAAAATATAATTGATTTTTCTAACAAAAAATGTTAGAAAAAGAAAAAAATGTCATTATCAGATGAATCAAAGAATACAGTAAGAATATTAATTTCGTCTATATGGATACCTACCACAATATCATATGGAACAATCGATGTTCCAAAACCATGAGACGGAAAATATATGGTTTTGAGACTAGCTCGTCAGAAGAATGCTAATGGGTATATAGATGAAATGATATACGAAAAACTTAATGAAATAGATGATGTATTGTCTGTTAATGTGGAAATTACAAAAATAGATGACGAAAGCCATATAGGGGGCGAAATACAAGTCAAAAAAGATCAATATGACGAATTACTTAAAGAGCTTCGATTATTATGGTAAATTATAACTTTTTTTCTAACCAAAAACATTATAAATAACACAATTAACACCAAACCTACAGAAATGATACCGATAATTGACAAAATGGATAGTTTGCCTTTATTTGGTGTTGTTGTTTGTTTACCACTTGGTTGATTACCACTTGGTTGATTACCACTTGGTTGATTACCACTTGGTTGATTACCACTTGGTTGATTACCACTTGGTTGATTACCACTT